ACAGGCCGCGCCAGCGGTCGAACAAGGCGCGCCAAGTTGGCGGCGAACATGCCGCGCCTTGTTCAGATCGAATGTGAGGCAAAATGACAACGATGATTGAGCGTGTGTCTGCCGCGCTGCAAGCCCGCTTCCGGCTGGTTATCTCGGAGGCCGCAGAGAAACCCTTCGGCGCGACGGGCGTCGAGATGCCCGGTGATGAAGTTTGGGAGGGATACGCCCGCGCTGCCATCAACGCGATGAGGGAGCCGACTGACGCGATGGTCGCTGCCGCGCGCCGCCAATATCCATATGATTACGACGTCGCCGAATCCTTCCCCGTCATGATTGCTGCGGCGCTGGCTGAATAGGCTCACATCTCGACGACGTGGACGTGCTCCGTCCGGTTGCACTTCGTGCACCTGAATCGAGCTGAGAATTCAGGTACGGCCGGGAAGGTTCGGCAGTTCGCGCAATAGCTGCAAAACACGAGTGTAGGATTGCCAAGCGAATATTCGCGCAACTCATTAGAGCGCGGGTGACACCTCACCAATGCGGCCACGCCCGTCATCGCCACCTTCGTTGGCAGCGTAAACCATTCGCCAGCGGATTGATATTTCCCAAATGCGCGGTGCGCGCGCTTCTCGATGATCCGAGCATTCGGGGTCAGCCACGATTTGACGAGCCCAACCCTATAGGGGCAGCCAGTCTGTATGCCAGCGATGCGGCGTTTCACATCGCTGGCGATGCCGATCTTGACATGTTTCGGCCCACCGTGAACCACGTAGATCGATTTGACTTGGCTGACCTCATGCGCGGAAATGGTCACGGTGGCGACCTCATGTGCCGTAACCACAGCCGACCTATCCGCGCCGCCCGCACCTTGGCGAAGTTGACGCCCGCCCGTTTGCACCAGTACCGCACCAGTTGCCGAGACACCCCGGCATGCGCCGCAACCTCAGGAACGGTCATGTAACCGCGCCGCAGGATGGCTATCGCCGCACGTCTCGCCTCGTGATCAACCTCAGCCATTTCACAAACGTAAGTCAGCCTTTACGGCCGCCCCAACGCACAAGCTGAAAGCTCATTACGTGAAATAGCGCAATATCAAGAGGTTGATGGTGTGCGTTGTGGACGTGCGTGCAGCCACCGCATTTTCATCGCGCGTCACGCACTGCGCGCGTCTTTTCCTTCCACAGCGAGCACTGCGAGCGAGGACCAGCCGGAAGGCGATAGCCGACGGCAGCAAAGCCCGAGAGCACCAACGCCTGATGTCGCTCACCGAAGCAGACCACAATCCGCCGAAAGTCCTCGTCGATCCCGAAGCAATCGACCGCAGAACCGGCAAGCCCAAGCAGATTTCGAAGCGCGCCAAGACCGGCATCCGGTTGATCCTCCAAGGCGAGGTGAAATCGCAATCCGAAGCCGCCAAGCGCATCAATATGAACGAAAGCCATTTCAGTGAACTCATACATTCACCCGCAGGAAGGGCATTTATCGCGCGCGAACGATCCAAAACAATCGCGGTGGGCTCGCTGCGAGCCGCGGCTAGGCTGGTTGACCTCGTTGACGCGGCATCGGAGCACGTCGCATTCAACGCCTCGCAACACATCCTGGCGATTGAGGGCATTCGTCCGCCAGAACAGTCGCAAGCCTCTGTGAACATTCACATATCTCCCGGTTACGTGATCAACCACGGGCGCCGGGGTGACATGGCCCGTGTAAGCGGAAACGATGCTAAGCCATTGATTGAATTGGAAGCCGTTCCCGATAGCGATGGGGAACGTGAGCGATGATGCGGGCAGGGTGCGACGCACAACGACGGGGGTGGCGGGCCTCGCGCCTGGCATTCACGCGCAGCGAGGGCGGGGCCCCAAAAACGGGCGGCCGTTCAGCGACCACCCTTCTCCACGCGACATTCCCCTAAAACCTCGGGGCTGTGTCTGGAATTTTTTTCTCCTGAAAACGTCGAGGAGATTTTGATGCTGACGCGCCGTGGATTGTTTCAACTTCTCGGGATTGGTGCGGCCGCCGTTCCGGCTCTTGCACTTGGTGAGCTAACTGGTGACGACGCCAAGTTCAGAAAGATGATTGAAATGCGATTTGGCCGCGAAACTACCGAGCGCATCTTTGTGATACTCTCTACGCGGTCTGTTGCTCCCCCCAAGATCAGCACCTTTTGCGTTGACGGGATTACCGATTGTCAATTTGAGCCATGGAGGGCGACCTAATGGGATTTCCCGATAACATTGCGGAGATCGCGAAGGGTCCGATTGGCAACCCGGATGTGATCAAGGTGCTGGAGCAGGCGTTGGTTGCGGCGCGCGCGGGTCAGATGGCTGGGGTGGTGATCATCGCGGCGCAGGGAGCTGAGCAATTGAACCTTGTGTGCGCGGGCGGGTTTGCGCTGACGATGGCTTCGGGGTGTGCGCAGATGCAGCGGCAGTTGCTGGATGCGGCGTTTCAGCCGCAGAAGCGGTCGTCGCTGGTTGTTCCGCGGATGCACGGGTAATCCATCGACCAGCATAACCCACTGGTACATGGCAGCATTTCTGACCATACTTCGGCCATGGCAAAACTTACGTCAGGAGAACTTTTCGAACTGGCTCATCGGAGAGCTTCTGCGCGTGTACCGAAGCCCGCATGGGACCCTGTCGCGGCTGGTGTAACTGGCGCGGCTGTCACCGGCTTTGTGATTGCCGTGTTCATCGGGCTTACTCGAACGAACGCTAGTGCGGTGGGCGGGGCGTCTTTGATCGTTGTGGCTGCCGGATTTCTGCTTCCGTTCGGCATTTTGAAGCTTCAGGAGCGGGAATATTACAAGGTTTGGGCCGCCGAATACGCGGCGCTGTTGGCCGAAAATAGCGAAAAGTAATCAATAGCGCTATCGACCGTGCGTTTCATCGCGTAGCCGGACCGCCGCACCTTGGCGGCATGATGATCCTGCCCTTTGAGATTGGCGACCCTGTGCTCTGGCGAGGCGCTGCGGCGCGCGTGATTGAGATACGGGGTGAGCGCATCGCGCTGACACGGCTTTCGGACGAAATGACGGTGATTACGACGGACGCGATGTTGCGGACGCATCAGGTTGCGCTTGGTGCCAGGGAGCGCGCGTCGTGAAGGAGTTCTGGGCCGACGGCGATGTGCTCAATGAATTCATGGAAGACCGCACGTCGCGGGTGAAGATCATTCAGGGGCCGGTCGGATCGGGTACGTCGTCGGCGTGCTGCATGCACATCTACGAACAGGCGATGGCGCAGGCCAAGCAGGCGGACGGCAAGCAGCGGTTTCGGGCGTCGGTCTATCGCGAGACCTACCCGATGCTGGAAGAGACCACGATCAAGACGTGGCTGGAGTGGTTTCCGGAGCGGGAGTTTGGCCGGTTTTTCTGGTCCAAGCCGTTCCGGCATGAAATCCGCATCGGACCGCTCGAGCTCGACGTCACCTTTACGGCGATGGAGGACATCAACGATGCCAAGGCGCACTTCAAATCGCTCGAACCGTCGCTGATCTGGTTCAACGAGGGGCAGTTTGCGGCGTGGTCGGTGATCGCGGAGGCGGTCGACCGTGTTTCTCCGCCGCGCTATCCGCGCGTCATTGATGGCGGCTGCACCTGGGGCGGGCTGATCCTCGACACCAACGCGCCGCCGGCGGACCACTGGATTCCGATCATGCGCGGCGATGCGCCGGCGCCAGACTGGATGACGGATGATCAGAAGCGCGCGCTGACCAAGCCTGCGAACTGGTCGTTCTACATGCAGCCGCCGGGGCTGATCGAGGTTTTCGAGAACGGCTCGCTGGTCGGGTACAAGCCAAATCCGGACGCGGAAAACCTGCGTTACCTGCCGCCGGATTTCTACATGCAGAAGATTGGCGGCAAGCCGAAATCGTGGATCGACGCCAACATCATGAACCGCTCGTCGGTCGTGGTAGATGGCAAGCCGGTCTATCCGGACTTCCGCCGCGACGTGATGGTATCGGACAATCCGATCGAGCCGATACCACACTTGCCGATCGTTGTCGGCATCGACTTCGGCCGGCAACCGGCGGCGATCTGCATGCAGAACCTGCGGGGGCGCTGGTACGTGCTGCGCGAGATCATCGGGCGGGACATGGGCGCGGCGAAGTTTGCGCCGATCGTCAAGAGCGACCTGAGCACGCATTTCCCCGGTTTCGAGTTTCACTTCTGGGGCGACCCGTCGGGCGGGTATCAGGGCCAGAACGACGATACGACGCCATTTCAGGTGTTTCGCACGCACGGCATGATCGTTCGCCCCGCGCCGGGCAACAACCTCGACAGCCTGCGCAAAGAAGCGATGGAGACGGTGCTGTGCCGAATGACGGATGGCAAGCCATCGATGCTGGTCGACCCGCGGTGCACGACATTCATCACCGGCATGGCGGGCGGCTATCACTTCAAGCGCATTCAGGTTTCCGGAGAACGCTACTCGGACGCCCCGAACAAGAACCAGTACAGCCACGTTTGCGAGGCGGGCGAGTATGCGGTGCTCGGCGGCGGCGAGGGGCGGGGCGTGGTGATGCAGGGCTCGACGCGGCCAAAGCCGGTCAACACCAAGGTCGCGAGTTACAATCCGCTGGCGCAAATGCGGACGCAAAGCATGAGGCGATAAGTGTCCTATTTACTTGCCAGCATTCCATATTTCAGATGCCTTGTTCGTCGCGAATACACCACTGCGCACAAGCGCGGAGAAGGTGAATTCCTATCGGCGATTGCGTTCGCAGTTCATTGCCGCCGCGGTCGGATGGTCGATTTTCAGGTGGTATTCACCGGCGAGAACGAGGTCGGCGACCCGGTGCAGACCGGCGGCGCGATGTTTGCGATGGTCCCGATCATTGCGCTTTGCGACCTGCCCGTTCCGCCTCCGGCCGCCATTGATGACGTCGCGCCCTGGGATGTGTTTTCCGAGACCTTCACCGTCGTCGAACTCGACATGCTCACGCGCATGCGCATGCAAACGCTGTCCGGGAAACGACCGGGCCGCTATCTCTTCACGATCGATTTCTGCGGTTCCGACCTCGCCGATGATCCGCAGCAGCATAAGCAGTTGCACATTTGCAAGATGGACTCCGGGCACTTCGCCGCCTTTCCGAATAATCGCATGCTGCTCAACGATCCGGCGCAATGGATCACCCTCACAGGGCAACCGGATTTCGAGAGCGATGGCCGGGAGTATTTCGCGGAATGATCCGGCTGGTCCAAAAGCCGGCGGTCACCGAGTGGATGGTCTTTTTCTGCGATGCGGGCCGCTATGCGTGGTGGGACATCTTCACCCGGCGCGGCTTCCGGCATGTCGCGGCCGCGGCGTGCGACCCGGGCAAGCGGGTGTGGATCATGTTCGATCCGACGCGCGCCGGCATTCGCTTTGACGTGTACGGCTGGGACGACCCTTCGGTCGATGAACGGCTCGGGGAGTGGCTGCACTGGTCGGATGGCAGATACCTGCGTGTGAAGACCGGCGGGCAAAGAAAGCGGCAACCGTTGTTTTTCGGCTGTATCGGCGCGCTCAAGGCGCTGCTGGGTGTGCGTTGTGGCGCGTTCACGCCCTATGGCGTGTTCAAGCATCTGATCGCACAAGGTGCCGAAATCGTTCATGTCGAGCCTGTTCAGCAAACCGGACATTCCGCAGGAAGACCCGTCGATTACGCGGCAACGCGAGATCGAGCAGCAGCGGGCCGAGGATGCCAAGACCAAGGCGACGCAGGATCAGCTACGCCAGCAGACGCAGTTGAATACGCAGAAGTACGGCACCCGCTCGCTGTTTGACGTCTTCAATTCGCCGAAATCATCGCTCCTCGGGAGCGGTTAAATGGCGATGAAGCCTACCTTTGCGGTTGTCCCGCCGGCGCCAGACGCCGATGCGGAGACCTTGAAGGAATTCAACAAGCATCTGTCTCGCGCCGAGCTTGATTTTACGCGGCATCGCCAGCGTATTTCCGATTGCTACAAATACGCGCTGCCGTGGCGGCATATGATCGATCAGATCATTCCGACCGACCAGCTCGACGAGATTTTTGACGAGACGGTGCAGAACGTCCTTGAAGATTTTGCCGCGGACATGGGCAACACGTTCACTCCGCGCAAGAACAACTGGTTGAAGTTTCAGCCGCGCGTCACGATGGAGTTGAGCGACAGGGCGCAGATCAAGGACGAACTCGCGAAATACGAGAACGTCATGTTTTCCGAGATGGGCCGGTCGAACTTGTACCAGGCGCTGCAGGAAGCCTATCTCGATCTCGGCGTTGGCACGATGTGCCTGCTCATCACCGACATCGACCCGATCAAGCCGATCCACTGTGAGGCGATTGCGCTCACCGACGGCCGCTTCACGCGCGGTCCATTCGGCTACGTTGACGGCATCTTCCGCCCGAAAAAGATGTATCTCTACGAAGAGTTGCTATCGGTCTGGCCGGATGCGGACCTGTCGAAACTTGGCCCGAAGCCGCAGGATACGTCCAAGGAAATCGAGGTCGCCGACGGATGCTGGCGCGACTGGTCTGATCGCGGCAATGAGACCTACCGCTACGTCGTTCGCGCCGATGGCAAACTGATTTACGAGAAGACGTGGAAGGGTGCGGGATCGTGCCCGTTCGTTCCCGCGCGCTGGTCACGCGACAGCACTACGGCGATTGGCGTCGGCCCGACCTATCGTACGCTGCCGTCGATCAAGACGCTCAACCATGTCCGCTATCTCGATCTGAAAAACTACGACAAGTACGTCGATCCGATCACGTCCTACGAGGACGACGGCGTACTCAATGTCGATGGCGGCGTTGTGCCCGGAACCTGGGTGCCGCGCGCGCCGGGTTCGGAAGCACCGGAAACGCTGGAAAGCAAGGCACGGTTCGATGTCGGCGTATTCGAGCGCGACGAACTGCGTTCCAACATCCGCCGAGCGCATTATCAGGACCGGCCCGAACAACTCGGCAAGACCCCACCGTCGGCGACGCAATGGGCCGATGAAGCCGCAGAGCGCGCCCGCCGCATGGGCACGCCGGCGACGAACCTCGTTGAAGAATTGCAATATGGCATCGCCCGCCGCTTTGCCTATCTGCTGGCGGCACGCGGCACGCTGCCGAAAGTCATGCTCGGCGGGCAAGACATCGGCATCGAGCCGGTGTCTCCGCTCCTGCGCGCGCAGGAGCAGGAAAAGGTAGTTCGTAACGACAAGTTCGCCGAACTCATTATCGGCCGGTTCGGCCCGCAAGTCGGCCTGATCGTGATCGAGATTTTCGAATACGCCAACGAGCAGGCAGCGGCGCTTGGCATCAATTCGAAGCTGGTCCGCAACAAGGCCGATCTCGAAGAGGCGATCAAGAAATTCCTGCCGGTGCTGCAGGCAACGGGTGCAATTCCGTCCGGCGGCCTGCCGACGGCACCCCCGACCGGCCTTGTGCAAGGCGGCGGGCCATGAACGGAAACCCGAACTGGAGCGAGTTCGAACAGCGCAGGGGATCCGATCCAACTCCGCGAAACGACGCCGATTTCGATTCCATCGTGGCAACCGCGTTGACGACCATCGGCGGTCGAGCACTGCTTGAAGCGCTGCGCGCTCGTTACATCGAGAGACCCGAAAACCCGCTTGGCACCGAGGCTTCGCTGCGTGTCCGCGTGACGCAGCAGCAGTTTATCCGCGACCTCGAAGCGGCGTGCGAGCGTGGCGTGAAGGCGCGCAAAGCCGAGCCGAAATCCTGAAATCGTCGCGCGTGCGTTGTTGAAGATTTCGCTTGTGACGCAGTTTTGCGCGCATGACGGACGCAGCGAATTCCAATCAAGGTGGCGCGCAGGCAAGCGGTGAGGCCGCAGCCGGTGGCGCGCCCGCCGCAGGCGGCACAGGCCAGCAGCAACAGCAGCAGGCCGCGACACGCCCCGACTACATTCCCGAAACCTATTGGGATGGCACCGCCAACTCGATCAAGCCAGAGTTCGGCCAGCACTACGCCGAGGTCGCGAAGTTCTACCAGACCGAGACCGAGAAGCGCGCCGCGCTCGCCGCTCGCAAGCCAGAAGACATCAAATTCGAAGTCAAGCTTCCCGACACTGTGAAGGTGCCGGAAGGCATGGAACTGAAGATCGACGCGAAAGACCCTCGCGTCCCGATCATTCGGGAAATGGCGCTTAAGAACGGCTGGGATCAGGATACGGTCAACGGCCTCGTTGCGCTCGATGCGCAGCAGAAAATTCAGGCCCACGCCGCCGAAATGGAGCGCGTGAAGGCCGAAGACGCCAAGCTCGGCGAGAAGGCTCCGGATCGCAAGGCCGCCGTCGGCAACTGGCTCAAGGGCCTCAAGGACAGCGCGAAACTCACCGGCGACGAATACGAAGCTGTCCGCATCTACGCGACCGATGCAGCCACCGTCACCGCGCTCGAAAAAATCATGGCGATGGCGAACGGGAGCATCCCCGGCAATCGCGGCGATCCGCCGCCAAAGCCCGCAGAAGTTCCGATTACCGACCGTTGGTATCCACAGAAACAGAAGGCTAGCTGATCATGGCGACTCTCGCTGCGACGAATCCCACCGCGATGGATATCGCAAAGCTGGTTGAGCCGAACGGTGGCGTCACGACCGATGTGGTCGAAATGCTCCATCAGTTCAATCCGTTCATGGACGAGGCGACCTATCTCGAAGCCAACGGCGGCACCTATCACCGCACCTCGATCCGCACCGGCCTGCCTGACCCGACCTGGGTCCAATACTATCAGGGCGTCCAGCCGGGGAAGTCGAGCTACGCGCAGGTCGACGAGCCGATTGGTTCGATGGAAGCGCGGTCGCAGGTCGATCAGCGCCTTCTCAAGAATTCCGGCAATCCAGGCCAGATCCGCCTCATCGAAGCGCAAGGCCATCTCGAAGGCATGTCGCAGTCGCTCGTCGACACCGCGCTCTACGGTTCGGTTGCAACGTCGCCGTCGAAATTCAACGGCATCATGCCGCGGTATTCCTCGCTCAGTGCCGCATCCGGCGAGAACATCATCGACGCCGGCGGCACTTCGACCGACAACGCCTCGATCCTGCTGATCAACTGGTCGCCCCGCACGGTGTTCTTCACCTATCCGCAGGGCTCATCGGCCGGCGTGAAGCGCGAAGACATCGGCGTCAACCATCAGGCCATCCCGCCCGACGGTTCTTCCGGCGTGTTCACCGCCGAAGAAGAGAAATTCATGCAGGACTGCGGTCTTGTCGTGAAGGATTGGCGCCACATCGTTCGCGCCGCCAACATCGACGTCTCAAACCTCATCGCGGAATCGAGCGCGGCGGACATCCTCAAGCTGATGGCGATCATGGTCGACAAGCTTCCGTCGCTCGACGGCGGCCGGCTCGCCTTCTACGTGCCGCGCGTCGTCTCGACGATGCTCCGCATCCAGACCATGTCCAAGAACAACGTGTATCTCACGGTCGGCGGCGAAGAGGGCAAGCGCAAAACCCACTTCGACGGCATCCCGATCAACAAGGTCGACAAGATGCGCATCACCGAGGACCGCGTGGTCTAGCCGGGGCGCAACCCCACCAGGATCGCCCTTCACGAAAGGCAAACGACAATGCTTATCGACCGTCTGAATATGTTTTCCACCGATCAAGCCATCACCGTCGATGCGATCTCCGAGAACGTGATCGACCTCGGGCCGCTTGGCGGCGCCACGGCGAACACGATCCGCGACATCGGTGCCGGCCGCACGCTTTACCTGCACATTCTCGTCAAGGAAACGTTCGACTCTGCGGAAGAGGACGCGACCCTGGACGTTACGCTCGAAAGCGACAGCACTGCGGACCTCGCCACGTCGGCCACCGTGCACTGGACGTCGACGCTGGTAATCGCCGAAGCGACGCTGGTCGCCGGCTACTGGATCGCCAAGGGCATCGCCATTCCATCGGGCGCCTACGAACGCTATCTCGGCCTGCGTTTCAACAACGCGACCCATGCATTCACGGCCGGAAAGGTCGACGCATGGATTTCCGAGAACCGTTACGACGACCGCACCTACGAGGCTGGCTTTACCACCGGCATCAACTGATCGCCCGGAGTAATTTGAGGGTTTCGATATGGCTCGCTATCGCGTTGAGGCGACTTCATGGATCGGGGGCCGGACTGTAAAGCCCGGCGAAGAGATCGAGTATGCCGGCATTCCCGGCTCGAAGCTCACGCCGCTCGACGATGAGGCCAAGGCGGCAAAGGAAGCCGCCGGTGCCCAACGCGCAGAAGGCACCGGCCGAGCCACGTCGAAGTTCGCGCCCATCAACGTCAACCCGGAAAAGCGGCGTCTCGTTGAAATTCCGGACAATTGGGAAGAGCTCAATTCCGAGCAGCGCATCAACCTCGCCCGCAAGCTTGGCGCTCCTGTAAAGGGCACCGGGATCAAGGCGGCAGATGCTTTCATCAAGGCAGAGATCGCCAATCGCGCGGTGGTCTGACCTGACGGAGACGAACGATGGTCGACAAGACCTTTTACCCACGCGACTATCTGATCGGCAACAACAGCGCCGATAACGCGGCGAGTACCTCGTCGGTCACGGCGAACCGCGACGGCTCGATCCTCGAACGGCTTGAGGACATCGTCGATAACGGTTACCGCACGATCAAAACTGGTGCCGCGCTGCTGGTGAATGGAACCGTCGTTTTCACCGTAGCTGGCGGGTTCATCTGCATCACCGATTTGCTATCCGAGAACGTGGTCGACGCGGACGCCGCGGCTGCCACGATCCAGTGGACCGCAGACGGCACGCTCGGTTCGGCAACGACGTTTACCGGCGCATCTTCTTCGGTTGCCTCGGTAGCCCCTGGCGGCATCGTAAACTGCGATTTCACCACGCTTGCGACGGCCCCGGTCATCGCGGCGAATGGTGTTGCGCTTCAGGGCCCTACCGCCGCCACCGGCGGCTCAATCATCATCCCGGCCGGTGTGATCAAGATGGTCATTGGCGGGGCGGACACGACCGCGTCGACATGGCGGCACTACATGCGCTTCAAGCCGCTCGGCCCCGGCGTTTCAGTCACCGCCGCGTTCTAGTTTCCTCCTACCGTCCCAAGCGAACTAGCCACCCTTCGGGGCGGCTTTTTCGTGTGCGTTGTGACGGCGTCGTTGCGCGCGCCATCGTCGGGCATGGCTCAAGCTTGGCAGGCATTCCCTTCGGGCATTCCATCGAACGGCGTGAACAGCGTCGAGCGAACTCTGGTCGACCCGCCGGAATCGATTGGCACTCCCCACGATGCGACTGCAACCAGCATCAGCGATGAGAATTCGGTCTTTTCTCTGTTGAAAGGGATGGTGGCCAATCTATCTGTTGCTGTCGGAACTGGCAGCGGTGACACGAACAACAATTCCAAGATTTACGGCGATCCGCTTGAGACGCTCGGTGCGCGTTCGGATGCCCCCGCGACCGATACCGGACGATGGTCCGCGATCTCGTTGCTCAAGGGAATTTGCGCACAGGCGGGCCTCTGATGCAAACGTTTCGAGATTGGTTGCGCACGCTCGGCGCCCCCGAAGATCCCGTTGCGACCGATACATCGTCGGAATGGTCGGCGATGTCGCTGCTCAAGGCGATCTACGGGCAGCTTGCCGGCGGCGGATTGCAAACGGCGCTTGTTGCTTCGCTCTCCGGCACGTCGGCGTCTAGCGTCGCTATCGCGACTGGCAGCAAGACCTTCACCACGCAAACGCTCAAGTCGTGGCAGACCGGGCAATGGCTGAATATTGCAAGCGCGGCCGATCCGACCAATTTCATGAACGGCCCGATTACGTCCTATTCAGGGACGACCTTAATCGTGAGCATCGACAATATTGGCGGGTCAGGCACGTTCGCCGACTGGGTAATATCGCTTTCAGGATCGCAGGGCGCGACCGGAGCCACGGGAGCGACCGGAGCAACAGGAGCCGCCGGCGAGGTGTCGAGCACCGGCACGTCCACGGCGGATCATCTCGCATCTTTCGTTGATACGACGGGCGATGTGATCAAGGATAGCGGCCTATCGCTTGATATAGACGGCACGCTCGCGGCGAACAGCGACGCGAAAATTCCGTCACAGAAGGCCGTTAAGACCTATGCCGACGGCCTGATCACGGCTCTCAAGAATGGCGTTTCGGCAGCCTTCGATACGCTGGCAGAGATTGCAACCGAACTTGCGTTGAAGGCGACAATTGCATCCCCAACCTTCACAGGTACGCCCGCAGGTCCGACGGCGGCAACCGGCACGAATTCAACACAGCTCGCGACGACCGCCTACGTGAAGGCTGAAATCCCGCTGGTTGCCGCCGGCCAAGGTAAGCAGACGATCGGCATTCCGGCAGGCGCATTGAAGCCGGCCACCACCAACGGCTGCGCCGCGGTCGCCACGGGCGAAACCACTACGAACAAGATCAATTACCAATATCTGGCATTCGATGCGTCCGCCGTTGAATATGCGTGGGCCTATATTCCGTCGCCGAAATCATACAACGCATCGACGCTTACGGCCAGGTTTGAGTGGACGCATCCAGCGACAACGACGAATTTTGGCGTGGTATGGCAGATCGAGGTTCTATCAGTAGCTGACGGGGACGCACTCGACACTGCGGTCGGAACAGCGGTTACGGTGACTGACACCGGCGGAACGACAGGTTCATTCTATCAGTCTGCCGAAACCGGGGCCATCACGCCAAGCAATACGGCGGCGAAACAGGATGGTCTTTTCGTTCGCGTTTCGCGCTTGGCTACCAACGGTTCTGACACGCTCGCCGTTGATGCCCATCTGATCAGCGTCGAAATCTACTACACCACGAATGCAGCAACGGATGCCTAGCCATGGCCCGCTTCGCGCTGATCAACACGTCTAACAGTGCCTTGATCGAGTTGCGCGACTACGCGACGCAGCCAGCCGATCCGGTTGGGAAGCCGCGAAAGTGGCTGCCGTGTCCTGCGATGGCGCAGCCGATCTTCGATCCTGCTGCGGAAAAATTGACCGGCCCGACTTACACGGTCGGCTCGTCGTCCGTTACGGAGGTTTGGGCTACCGCGTCTTTGACCACGCAGGAAATCAGTGACGCGAAAGACAACGCCATTTTGTCGCTCAACGGAACTGTATTCGCTGCACTCGCGAAGACGCTGCTCAACCATGAAAATCGCATTCGCGCGCTGGAGTCGAAAGGCGCGATCACGATGACTCAATTCAAGACCGGCGTTAAGGCGCTGCTCTGATGCTGGCTTCAAATCAACTCATCGGTTTATCCGTCGCTGCCTCTGTGCTCACGCATGAATACTGGCGCGCGATCAAGACGGATGCGGCTGCTGGTGGCAATACGCATACCGAAGTTCAAATGAAAGACGATACCGGCACGCTGATCACGATCACGAGCGGAATGCTCAGTCAAAGCGGCCTCAGCTCGTTCAACGCCGCAGTATTGGTCGACGGCACCACCGCTTCAGGCACCGGCTTTCAAACTGACACATCTGGCATCGGAAGCTATTTGCAAATCTATCTCGGCGCCGGCAACGGAAAGAATGTCCATACGTGGATTTTCTGGGTCAACGGCACGACGCCCGCGACGTGGAACATCGAATATTCCAATGACGGGGTATCATGGACGACGGTCTATACAGGCCTGAGTTCGACCGGCGCGGCCGGCGCAAAAACGGCTACGTGGTAGATCGTTGAGTGGCAAAAATATACGTGTGCCATTCTCCGAAAGTTGAGAATGATCCGCCGACCTGATGGCCTTTCGAATCCGGCATCGTGAATCCGTTCGCGCGCAATAGCGAAAGATAGGGATGGTGCCAGCTTTTTCGGGTTCGCTGCAAGGAGCAATTGCGCGAATTTTCACCGATACCGTTTGGTTCCGCCAAAGCAATATCAAGATGTAGTTGAGCAGCCTGCTCGATCAGAGCTTCGATGCGGAACAGCGGATAATAGGCGAGCGTTCCATGGGAGATCAACAGACCGCGGCCGGTCTGCTTTTCCACCAAAAATGAAATATTGGTGAGGTTATTTGGCATCAAAGTGACGCGATCGATGGTTCGTTCTGTGATGTATTCGAAACCAATATCGAGCGCAAAAAACTTCTTTGTAGGAAACAACATTGCAAGGCGTCTGATGCGCTCAAGCGAATACGAACCGATCTCGATCACATATTGGTAGTCGTGCTCGAGTATCGAGCGCGCAAAGAAATTCAACGGGATGTCATTCAGATGAGCGTGTCCGGGAAGTGATCCGATGACGTTGTCGGACGAGGCGTATTCGAGGCCATGATCGGCGAAGCGCGCGGGGAAAAAACGGATAGCCTCAAACGTGTGCGCCGCCATATTGGCAACCCAAGATGCTGCCGCGCTTCGGCGTCCAGCAGCATATACGGACGATTTGAACAAGTCTTTGGCCAACTGGCTTTCCCCGCTTGATGACTCAACCTTAGCGCGCTTGCTTCGGTGATTCAACGGGGGGTGTTATTATCAGGAATTTCTACCGCGCCGATGCCAGTATCCTAGGGTTGCGATTGCAACGAGAACATTTTGAGCCGTTCGATATCGAATTTGGGCGGACGTGTTGGTCAAAACCTGAGCCTGACCAGCGCCATCGCCGGTGCCGCTGTCCACAGTTGAAATAGGATTGGCGCCGTTTGTTGCGGCTTGGTCAGTAACGTCGAGTGGCGATAGGTAGAGTTGCCCGACGTTCATCATGGCATTCATCAGCGCCAATACGCGCACGCCGGTGGGGACGGTCAGCGTCGCCGTGTTAGCGGAGGTGCCTGGGGTATTGTTCGAGACGTCAAGCACTGGCGTGACCCACATGAACAGATCGCCATCCTGCACGAACGGCTTGACCGAGCCGCCGGTCCTGACGACGGACCCGATAAGGCGCCATGCAGTGTAGCCCGTCGGCAGAACGGCGGTGGCGGTCACCGCATCGTGCAAGAGAATATCTGGCGGTAACCCGCCGCCACCAATGACGAAAACGTGCCACGTCGTATTGGAGAGCGTTGAAGGTGAGCGGCCGCCACTGCGGTCACCGCCAGAGAATCCTTCAGGATCGTAGTTCTCTGGGGCCCATGCCGTATCGAGCTGCTTGATGATCGCGACAGGTATTTCCATGTCGATCTGATCGCGCGCGAGAGTAGAAGCGACGCCATCGATGAGATTTGATGTCGAGCGGCAAACACCCGCAGAAATGGCGATATCGTTAGTTGCGTCGGTGGAGTCGTTCGACAAAATGAGTCCATCGATCCAACCGCGCGGCAGGAAACCTTGCGCAAACCGGCGTTCAACCCGTTTTTCAATAGCCGATGCTGGTAATCCGAAAGGGCGCTCCATTAGTAATCAAACCCTTCGGCGTGGACGTTGAAGGATTCGGCGTTATGCGTGGATGCGCGCAACGACCAGCCTGCGGGAAGACGGCAGGCAAACCCGGGCATGGAGCAATCGATGCGACGTTGGAATACGGCAATGGTTGCGGATGGCGTAATGGCACCGACCAGAATTTCTTTCCAGAGGAAGGCGGTTATTCCGTTGTGCTTGTAGAGTCGGACAACGCCGGCGGTCGTTGTTCCGGTTGCCGTGATCTGGATGCTGTCGATCTCGGAGCCGTCGGTAGCATCGGCGGTAAACACGGTGCCGATGGTGCCGGTTCCGTCGCGGTTGGTATTGGCGGTCGAAATCGCCGCGGCGGAATGGCGGGGATCTTGCGCAAAAATCGGGGTCGCGGTCTTGGCCATCGATCAGATCCTTCAGCGACAGAAATGCCAGTTGGAAAGTCCTGCGTAGGAAGCCTGGTCGATAACACCGAGCGTCGCGCGGGCGGCGGCGGCATCAGCATCGTCGAGCAGCGTCGCCATGAAGGCTGACGTCGGGGCGCTGGGTGGCGCGGCGGAAGCCATCGGCTGACCGGTGGCGTCAAAGGCCAGGAATTTGCTCGCGCGTGTAGCGGCGATTGGCAGATCATTGAGGTCGTCGGCATCACTATCGGGCTGATGCAGCGATCGCACCCGATTGGTGTCGATTTGCTGCAGCATCGAAACAACCTTGGAAAATTGCAGGTTGATCGACGCAATATCGAGCGGCCCGGACGGCGGAATGTGGGTCGTGACCTCGTAGGTAAGGCTGAGCAGGATGATGACGGATTCCCCACCGGCGAGGGCGGCGACCAGCGTGATCGATCCGCCGTCTTCATCGAGCGCCCCGGAGGTCGCATAATCGGTCGAGAGCACCTGCAAGACGTTGTCGACGTACACCCGAAGATCGGCCTCGTCGTAGAACACGAACGGCACGGTGAAGGCCGCCTGCCCGGGGCTGGCTGTATAGGCGATGCGCGGGGTAACGTCTGAAACGTTGAGCCAGCCTTGCGTGCTGAAATCCGACATTCTGGCACCGTGACGTGCCGATAGCCGTCCCCACAACGCACGTGCGTTGTGGACGCCGGTTTACGCGGCCCACCCTGCCAAAATGGCGACCACGGATTTCGGCATCATCAACGCCGCGCTAACGCGCACCGGCAACAACCCGATTACGTCGCTTACCGACGGGTCGCTCGGCGCCAAGATTGCAGCCTCGAACTATGACGATCTGGTCGAGGCGGAACTGGCCAATTACCCATGGAAGCGGGCCAGCAAGATCGCGCAGCTTGACCGTATCGATGCCGATACCATGGGTGATCCGCCTGAGCCGTGGTCCGCCGCCTATCAACTACCTGACGATCTGGTCGAAATTCGCACCGTGAAGGTTGCCGGGCGTCCGATCGACTATGAGGTCCACGGCGACAAGATCCTGTGCGATGCCGGCACCACCGATGCCGTGATCCTGCATTACATCTGGCGGGCGGCGGAAGCCGATTGGCCGGCATGGTTTCGGCTCGGCATGATCCACCGCTGCGAGGCGATGTTCCTGCGTGGCATCGGCGAGCGCTATCAGGAAGCGGACGACCGCGACAAGGCAGCAGAGCGGCAGTTTGCGCGGGCCCGCAACCGCGACAGCCAGAGCCAGACCGCCCGCGAACCCATGACGTCGCCCACACTCGAGGCCCGCCGCGGCATTCCATCCGCCAGCGCCATTTCGCGGGTGTAGTCCATGGCCCGCCACAAGTCGCTACAGACCAACTTTTCAGCCGGTGAACTCGCCCCCGATCTCGGGATGAGGCAGGACACCGAGCAATACCAGAATGGCGCCAAATCGCTGCGCAACCGTCGTTGCCTGATTGGCGGCGGCACCAAACGCCGACCGGGAACGTGGCGCAAGTCGGACCTGCCCGGCCCGTGCCGTCTGGTCGAATTTGTGGTCAACCAGACCACCTCGTATTTCATCGCCATCGGCGACGGATTTATGTTCGCCTACACGTCCGCCGGCGTGGCTGCCGGTTCGCTCTCAGGCTGCCCATGGATCGGCAACATCTGGCGCGAACTAGATTACGTGCAGTCCGGCAATACGATGTTCGTCGTTCACAAGGACATGATCCCGCAGGTTGTGACCCGCACCGGTGCATCATCGTGGGCGCTCGCGAACTTCGGATATTACATTGGCCCAGCTGCGCGGCCGGAACAGCCCTATCTCAAACTGGCAGCGCAAGTCGTCACGCTCCAGCCATCGGCGTTGACGGGATCGATCACGCTGACCGCGTCGGATGCCGTACTCGTTGCCAGACACGTCGGCTCCTATATCCGCTATGTCAAAAAAGCCTGCCTCATTACGGCGGTTGCGGCCAACGGGCTTTCTTGCACCGCGACGGTAATCGAGACCTTGCCGGATACGCAAACGCTGACCGTTACCTCAACGGCGAAGTTTGCCGTCGGCGAGAGCGTAACTGGCTCGACGTCGAGCGCGGAAGGTTTCGTGACCGAAGTCACCGATGGCACGCACATGAACGTGCTGCAAACCAACGGGCTTATTCCGTTCACGACAGAAAACGTGGTTGGTCCGAACGGTGTTACCGCGATCTCGGCAGTGTCGTCGGCCGGCACAAAAGCGGCCGTGACGGATTGGGATGAGCAGATGTTCGGGGCCGTTTACGGTTATCCGGCCTGCGTCGAGCTTCATCGCAACCGGCTACTGTTCGGCGGGCATCTCACGGCACCGGATTATCTCGCCGGATCGGCGCTCAACAATCTCTACAATTTCAACGTCGGCACTGGCGCGGACGGTGATGGATTTCTGGAATCCGTTGGCGACGGTCAGGCGTCGCGCATCGTGCAACTGCATAGCGCGGAGCAGCTTCTCGTCGCGACCGATCATGGCCTCTACTATTGCCCAGAGGGCCAGTCCAATCCGTTCCGGCCGTCGTCAATTGCATTCTTCCCGTTCGGCTCACCGTGGCCGATCACGGCAACCTGCAAGCACCGCCCGTTTGATAATGGTGTCCTGCTCGTATCGGGTTCGTCGATCATCAAGGCTCGGCCGACGGGCGATCTAACGCGTTCGTGGGATGCTGACGAGGTCTCGCTACTCGCGCATCATATCGTGAGCAATCCGACCGCACTGGCCGTTACCTCGAATTTTGCCAACGGCCCGGAGCGTTATGCCATCGCGGTCAACGACGACGGCACGCTGGTCGCGCTACAACTCGTCGAATCGCAGAAAATCCGCAACATGACGCCGTGGGATACGAATGGAACCTATACCGCCATCGCCGCCATCGGCAGTACGGTTGCGGCGGCCGTTACGCGGGCCATCGCCGGCAATACGACCTACATTCTGGAAATCTTCGATCAGGATTTGACGCTGGATTGCGTTACCGAATACGCGACGAGCCTCGCAACGGTGACAGATAGCTATGGCGCATCGACCGTGCGGGTTGTTACCGCGGATTACGATCTTGGCAATTTCCCGCTGTCGCTCGAAAATCCTCCGACTGGGCCGTATTTTGTCGGCTTCAACTATAGCGCGGTGCTGGAGACGTTGCCGCCGGTGATCGAGGGGCCCGACGGCTCGCGCGCGGGCGACTTCAAGCGCATACTCGGATGCTATGTGCACGTCATCGGATCGGCAAGGTTCACCGCCAATGGCCGGGCGCTCGCCGCCTATCAGGTCACCGACAATCTCGACGAACCGCCGCCGGAATTGAATGGCCCGCAGCCGTTCCAGTTTGCGGGCTGGGAGCGCGAACCGACGATCTCGGTGACGCAGCCCGATGCTTTGCCGCTCGACATTCTCGCCATTCGACAAGAGGTCGCATTCTGATGTCCGGCCTTGAACCCCTCGCAATTGCAGCAGTCGTCGGTGGTTCCGGCGCGACCGCCTATGGCCAGATCATGCAGGGCCGCGAGCAATCGCGCGCCGCACAGATGGAAGCGGATCAACTCCGCACTCAGCAACAGCAAATCGCAATCGCATCGGCGCAGGATGAGACCAAGCGGCGCAATGACCTGACGGCCTCGCTCGAAACCATTCAGGCCATCCGCGCGGGCCGCAATGTCGGGTCAGGATCGCCAACCGGCCTTGCCATTCTCGACAGCGCCATTGAGGATACCAGCCGCACGATCTCGGCTGAAAAGCTGAATTACGCGACGCGCTCGGATCAGGCGGGCCGTGCGGCGCTGTTGTCCGACCGCAAATCCTATATGTCGCTCCTCTCGGGCGATCTCGCCGCCGGTTCAACGATTTTGAGTTCCGGTGCGAAAGCCTACGGCATCAGCACTGGAAATTATCCGATCTCTGCCGGAAGGGCATAGCCATGGCCATTCAGGGCACCGGCCTTCCGCTTCCGAAAGATCAGGGCATTCCGTCGCCGATCACGCCGGTCGTCAATATGGAATCGCATCTGAGCGCGGCGGCGTGGGGCAGCATCGCCCGGAGCGGCGCGGAAATAGCGAATACTGGCGCGGATCTGTGGAAGCTCGACGAACATCAGCGGCAGGTCGGTTATCTCGCCGATCAGGAAATCGACGCAGCACGCATGCGCACAGATTTGCGCAACCAGTACGCCAATGACCCGGCGGGATTTGACAACGCATGGAAGGGTTACACCGACGGCAAGATTGCCAACGCAGAGCCGTGGGCGATCCCGCACATCAAGCGCACGCTCGGCGCGGAGGGCAACGGTGCCTATGCAGCGATCCTCGGCGAGAAGCGCGCCACCGATACGCGGCTCGACAGCGAGAAAATATCTACCCTCGCGCAGCAATCGTCGTCCGATTATGTCGCCTCGGCGATGGCGGGAAATCCCGATCCCGCGCGGCTTGAAAAATTCAAGGGTGTTCTTGCAACTGCGGTGACCTCGCGTCTGATGACGCAGGAAAAAGCCGACATGCTGCTCGACGAAACGGCAGGCAGGGCGCAGGGCGAGGTTGCCGCGCGTGATGCGGTAGAGGTTTATAAATCCGACGGTTACGAGGCGGCGATCAACCATCTGCGCCAGAACGTGCTCGAAAACGAAAGCCTCGGTTTGAAGCCTGCCGAAAAGCGCAAGGCGTTCTCGCGCGGGCTTGAGGCGATCACGCTGGAGCGGCGGGTCGACCGCGAGGACCGCGTCGGTCTGGTCGACGAGGCCAAGGACACGATGGCGCGGCTGCAATCCAACCAGCCCATCGATGCCGGCACGGTGCAAAGCCAGCTTTCGGCGCTCAAGCGGGTGGGCGCATGGTCAGCCTATCGCGATCTCTATGTGCAATCGCAGGTCAGCGATCTGACTGCGCCGTATCGCACGGGCGCGCAGCGGCCCGCTGACTTTGCCAAAACCATCGGGGATCTGCGCGATGGCAATGCGCCGCGCGGCATCCGCAACAACAATCCGCTCAACATCGAGGCCGGGCAGTTCACGCAGAGCCAGCCGGGCTTTGCCGGAAGCGATGGCCGTTTTGCCAAGTTCGCGACACCGGAACAGGGCACGGCGGCGGCGGGAGAGTTGCTCGCGCGCTACGGCAAGCAGGGCATTTCCACGATCAGCGGCGTCATCGGCAAGTGGGCGCCCGCATCGGAGAACGACGTCGGAGCCTATTCAGCCTTTGTCGCGCAGAAACTCGGCGTTGCGCCGGGCGACACTATCGACCTCAACGATCCCGGCACGCGCTCGAAACTTGTCTCGGCGATGGGCGAGTTCGAGAATGGCCGGCCTATTTCAGCGGATGCTTCGGGAGGTCAGTATCAGGGCATCATCGTCAAGCGCGCGCAGCAGGAATTCGCCGCGCAGATGCGCAAGGAATGGCCGGATTTCCAGAAGCAGATCAAGGCGGGAAAACAGGTCGACCCGGAAGATTTCGATGCCATCCGCATGGCCGCCGCGGTGTCGGGAGATGCGGCATGGATCAAGGATGTCGAGGAGGCCAATCAGGCGCGCGTGCTCGGTAAGGTCGTTTCGGCTGCACCGATTACGCGGGGCCAGACTGCCCTCGACGAGATCAAGCAGAAGTTCACCGACAATGTTTCGGCGGCGGTCAAGGAGCAATTCGACCGCCGGGTGAAGATGGTGACGGAAGACCCGGTCGGGTTTGCGGTCGAGGGTGGTCGTCCGCCGCCGGCGCCGCTCGACTTTTCCAATCCGCAGGCCGCTCAAGGCGCGGTGCGTGAGCGCGTCAACATCGCGCGCGCCGTGGCACAGGATCAGCAGGTACAGCCCGGTAACCCATTCAGGCCCGCCGAAACCACGGCCATGGCCGGGGCGATTATCAGCGGTAAGCCGGAAACGGCATCCGCGGCGCTCGGATCACTTACGAGCCTGCCGGATGACATGCTGGTGCCGGCGCTCAAGAATGCAGAAATCCGTTCGGCGATTACCGGGGCAACCCGCTCGACCGATCCCGCGCGCTACAACGCCGCCATGATGTTCGCCGACGGACTGTGGCAGCGCGCGCCGGAGACGGCAAAGGCGGTGCTTGGCGATGACGCGATCCACTCGCTGATGACGTGGCAGAGCAACCTTCGCTACATGACGCCAGATCAACTCGCCAAGGAACGCGAGAAATTGTCGGGTGATCCGCAGGTACGCCAACGACAGCAGGCCAACGAAAGCGAGGGCCGCAAACTCGCACGCGCCATGGACCCGGGCGAGGTCGTCAAGCAATTTGATACGTCGTGGTGGATTACCCCGGGGCCGATTGCCCGGGCCATGGGTTCGCAGCCGCTGGCGCCCGGCGACGCCGGTACGCGCGATGCGCTGATGGGCGACTACGAGAATATCTTTGCCCGCCGCTACGCCGAGACGCTCGACAAGGACACGGCGGCAAAACAGACCCTCGAAATCCTCAAGACCAAGTGGCAGCGTTCCGAAGTTAACGGCGGACGCCTGATGCTGCGCGCGCCGGAGACCACCTATCCGGCGGTGAACGGCAACTGGCGCTGGATGACCGACCGGCTCGAAAGCGATCTCGCCGAAAAACTTGGGCCGCGCTTTGAAACGGGGCCGTCCACCGACACAAACTGGGATTACAACATCGTCGCGGATCGCCGCACCGACGCCGAGGCGCAGGCCGGGCAGCCGCCGAGCTATTCGATTGTCGTCACCGACCGCAAGACCGGTAAGACCGACGTCGTGAAGCGCGATGATGGCAAGGAATTCCGCTACGTCTGGGATGCCGGACCCGATCAGGAAAAGGCGCGCACCGAATTCGCGATCGAGCGCCAGCGGGTATTCAACTACAACTCGCTGCATGACAATCCGCTGCGCTTTTGAGGACACATGCCGTTCGTTCTCGCCGAGCCTGACGTTATGCCGCGCGCGCCGACCGGCGTTGCGCCGCCGACCCCGCTTGCGCCGATGCTTGGCGAGACCGCGGCCGCTGCAATCCGGCAGGACAACCCGACCTACAATCTGGCGAGCCGCCTGTTTGCCGAAACCTACCCGCCGGAACCCGGTTATACGCCGCTCGCCGACCCGGAATTCAAGGGCAGCTATTACGAGCAGCACCACGCCGACAACTTCATCGCGTCGCAATCTCCGGGGGAAACCCGGTCAATCATGCGCCGGATTGATGGCGAGGAGCGGGACCGCAAGATTTTGGACGCCTCCGGCACCGCCGGGTTTGTGGCCCAGATCGGTGCCGGGCTGATCGACCCGACCGTGGCGCTGCCGGCGGGTGCAATCGCAAGGAGCGCCAAGGGTGGCTATTCGGCCTTGCGGAGCGCCGTGAGCGTGGGGGTAGCGGCGGGCACACAGACGGCGGTGCAGGAAGCCGCGCTACAGGCGACGCAGGAGACCCGAACGGCGGGCGAATCTTTGGCCGCCATCGGATCGGCAACCGTGCTCGGTGGCCTGATCGGATCGGGGGCGGCGAGTATCCTGACCAAAGCCGAACGGATGACACTGGAAAAGGCGCTCGACGGCGACCGCGCGGCACTGACGGCCCATGCCGAGGGGCTACCGGAACCGCAACTACCCGCCAAGCCGGAGGCCGCTGGTGCCGCCGCCGCCGATACCCGCCAGCTCGAACTTGAACTATCCGGCCTTGGCAGCACCGCCAAACTATCGCCGACCCGCCGCGTGCTGGCAGGCCCCAGCATCGAGGCCCGCAAGGCAATAGCCGACCTTGCCGAGACGCCATACCGTTTCAAGGAGGGCGGCGAGGGCGTGGCGGCGACACAGGGCCCCGCCCTTGACCGGCTGGCTCGAATGGAGGTCACCGGCACCCGAGTTGCGGTATCCGATGAGTTCGACCGGCTGTTCGGCGACTATCGTTTCGGCGACAGCGAGCAGCGCTTCCCGCGCTTCAAGGCCCAATTCGAGCGCGCGACGGGCCGCGACACCGAAAAGATGACGTTCACCGAATTCAAGACGGAGGCGGCAAAGGCGCTGCAGGAAGGCGATACCCACGAAATTCCGCAGGTACAGCAGGCCGCTCAGTTCGTGCGCCAGCGGGTGTTCGATCCTTGGAAACAGCGGGCGATTGATGCTGGCCTGTTGCCAGAGGGCATCGACCCGAAGACTGCCGATAGCTATTTCCAGCGCGTTTACAACAAGGAAAAAATATCGGCACAGCGCCCGCAGTTCGTCGACACCATCGCGAACTGGCTGACCACCGACCAGCAGACCAAGGCGGCGGCGAAAGACCGAATGCTGCTGCTCAATCGCGACCTTCAAGGCGTCGAGGATGCGCTGTCCAAGGCCAAGACCGAGGACCGCACGCTAGCGCTAACCGCCAGCCGCGACGAAATCCGCAAAAAGCTCGAGGCCGAAATTGCATCATGGGAAGGCAAGTCGGCCAGCGAGGCTAAGTCGGCGATCAAGGCGCGGGAGAAGTACGCCGCCGAAACCGCGCGCGCCAGCGATGCTCCGCCGCTGGAAAGCGCCCATGCCGCCATCGACAGGGCGGTGAAACGCATCATCGAAAGCGATAGAAATCTATCGCCAGCCGAACTGCGCGCGCGCGCCGATGAGGTCGTCAACCGCATTCTTGGTTCGCCCGACGGCCGGCTGCCCTACGATGCGCCTTCCGGCGGTCCGCAGATCGGGCACAACGAGGGACCGCCGCCGCGCGGCCCGCTCGCCGCCCGCAACTTCGCTATTCCCGACGCCATGATCCGCGACTGGCTCGAGCAGGACGTCGAGCAGGTCGTCGCCATGCACCTGCGCACCATGGTGCCGGATGTGTTGCTCACCGAGCGTTTCGGCGATACGCGGATGACCGAGGCGTTTCGCAAGATCAACGACGAATATGCCGCCATGGCCGAGGGCGCACGCGGCAACGAAAAGAAACTCAAGCAGATCGAAAAGCAGCGCCAGGCCGACATTCGCGACATCGCGGCGGTGCGCGATCGCATCCGTGGCGTGTACGGTTGGGCGCCGGAACTGCGCAACATGGCCCGTATTGCCAATGGCGCGAAGGCGGTCAACAACCTGACCAGCATGGGCATGACGGCGGTGTCATCGCTGCCGGACCTTGCGGGCACCGTGTTTCGCTACGGCATCACGTCCACGTTGCGCGACGGCTGGGTGCCATTTTTCCGCAATATGGTGGGCGGTAACGAGGCGTTCGCCAAGTTCAAGACGCAGATGCGCGCCATCGGCATCGGCACGGAAACCGCGATCAATGCCCGCCAGCATGCGATCGACGACGTGCTCGACGTTTACAAGCCGCATTCGCGGGTCGAGCGGACGCTACAGGCCGTATCCGACAAGTTTTTCATCGCGAACCTGCAGGCCCCGGAAACCGATGCCTTCAAGACGATTGCCGCGCATGTCGCGGTCTCGGAAATCCTGCGCGCGACCAAGGCCGCGAGCGCCGGAACTGCCACCAAGCGCATGATCGCGAACCTCGCCGAATCCGGCATCGACCGGCAAATGGCGGAGCGGATCGCGGCACAGTTCGAAAAGGGTGGCGAGATCACCGACGGCGTGCATTTGCCGAACACGGCGGACTGGACCGACCGGGCGGCGGCTGATGCACTTAACGGCGCGGTAGGGCGCGAAGTCGACATTGCGGTCGTCACGCCGGGACAGGAAAAGCCGCTGTGGATGTCGCATCCGGTGCTGTCGCTGTTCGGCCAGTTCAAGTCCTTCACCGCTTCGTCGACCGAGCGCATTCTGGTCGCCAACCTGATGCGCCGGGACACCGCCGTGCTGCAGGGCATGGTGGTTTCTCTCGCGCTCGGCATGTTGTCCTATAAGGCCAACTCGGTCCTTGGCGGCGCGCCGACCAGCGACCGGCCGCAGGACTGGATCAAGGAAGCGGTGTCGCGCGGCGGCATGCTTGGCTGGTTCGAGGAGGGCAATGCGCTCGCCTCGAAGGCCACCCGTGGCGGGGTCGACCTATACCGCATGATCGGCGCCGACAAGCCGCTCGGCCGCTACGCCAATCGCTCGACTCTCGACATGCTGATCGGCCCCACCGCCGGCAAGGTCGGCTCGCTGGTGCAGGCCACCGGGGCGGCCGCGGCTGGCGACTGGCAGGAAAGCGACACCAAGGCGGTACGGCGGCTGATCGCGATGCAGAACCTGTTCTATCTGCGCAAGTTGTTCGATCAGGTCGAGGAAGGTGCCAACAACGCGGCCGGAATTCCGATGCGGGCCAAGCCGTAAGTTCGTGCGTTGTTGCGCCGTCCGGCACCCCCCATGGTGGCTTCTCATACTGAGGGGTCACGATGGCCAAAGAGCCGGCTTCAATCCGCTTTAAAAATCCCGGCGCGATGTGGGGCAGTCCGCTCGCCATCAAATGGGGAGCGACAAAAAACCCGGTCACGCTCAATGACGGCAAGGGACAGGGCAATAATATCGCCGTGTTCCCGACCTTCGTTCAAGGCATCTGCGCCCAACTCGATCTCTGGCGCACCTCGCCGAATTACAAGAACAAGAAATTCGCCGACGCCATTGCGATCTGGTCCGGGCATAACGAGGTTGAAAGCTACATCGCCTTCGTGCTCAAGCGCGTGCCGGGGATGACGCGGGATACCGTCATGAACGATGAGTTCTGGCAAAGCGATAAGGGCACCGCATTCCTGAAAGCGCAGGCGTGGCACGAGGCAGGAAAAAAGTATCCGGCGCCGGCGGCCGATTGGGTCGAAGCGCAGAAGCGCGTTTTCGATGTGGCTCCGCCAGCCAAGGCGACAACCGGGATTTCCATGCCGTCAGCAGTGACGGTTGCGCGGACTGCTGGTCTCGGAACTGCAGCGGCAACGGCCGGCACGCAGATTGTTTCGGCCATCAACGGTCCCGTCACCGAAACCGTCCAGCAGGTGCAACAGACAATCGATACCGGCGGACAGGTTGTCGGTGTCACCAAGCAGGTCGTTACGTCCGTGCCGAATGGCTTTTGGCATAGCGCGCTCGCCTTTGTGCAAAGCCCGACATTTCTGGCCGTTGCGCTGCTCGTTGTCCTCGTTGCATGGGGCGTGACGTATTACATGCGCAACCACAAGGAACCCTCGGCATGATGGCTTTCGTAACGCTTATCGCCAACCTGTTCGGCATCAGCATTTTCCGGCTGGTTGCCTATGCGGCCATCGTGGTCGCGGTGACGACCGGCGCGCTCGCAATCCGCCATCACTACGTCGCGCTCGGCTATAGCAAGGCGCTGGTCGAGGTCAGCAAACAGAACGATGTGACCAAAGCCGCAGCCGATGAAGTCGGCGCGAAGGCGGACAAGTGCGCGGAAGGCATCAACGGATATTGGGATGTCATCACGCAGGGCTGCAAGCTGGAGGACGCGAAGTGAAACGAATTCTCATCATCGCCGCGATCTTGCCGCTTGGCGTATTGCTCGGCGGATGTCCCGAACCCGGCCCGGCTTCACTCGCTGGCGAGTGCAATGCGTTTCGCGACCCCGGCTTCGCAGTTCAAGGCAAGCGGCTGATCGACAAGCAGTGGATCGGCAAGACGCAGGAGACCGGTATTCAGATTTGCAAGTGGAAGCGACCGATTAAGTAAAGCGTAAAACCGTGGCCCGCCGTCCTGTGTGACCAGTCCGGCGAGCCGACCACAAATGATCGTGTGAGGATCAATCATGGCCGGGTGCAATCGAACCACGAACTTTGCGCGCTGCCTAGGTGGTGCGAGGCGGAAATGAACGAGGCGGAGATCAAACGCATCGTTCATCAGGTGCTTCAAGATGAACGTGAACGCGCAGCAGAAAACTTCGATGCCGTGGTTCTCAGGACCATATCGGCGATACTCACGTCGTTCGGCATCAACGACGATGAGAAAAAGGAAATTCGCGCCGACTTCTCGCACCTTCGGCGCTGGCGCAAGGCGTCCGAGCGCGTCGGAAACGCCGGCCTTGCCGCCGCTATTGGCGTGGTCGTCGTCGGATTTTTCGGAATGTTCTGGGCCGGTTTCGGGAGGGCGCTCCTCGGAAAATGAGGGAGCATGATGGCAAGCAGACAAATTCGCCGACCTGTCGGTTCGCAGCAGAACAAGGTCAGCGGCGCCGGTGTTGCCGTCGATAGCTACGGCGGCCCGGTCATCGACCCGACGGAAAATGTTCTCGCCCTCGTCGATGCCGAAAGCAAATATCAAAACGACATGCGAGAGGCGGAAACGCGCCGGGTGAACGAGGCGGCGGCGGCGGAAACGCGCCGGATCGCCGAGCTATCCCTGCAAAAGCAGACGTTCGATTCCGAGATGGCGAGGGTATTGCGCGCCAATATGGACTCGACCTCGACGCTGCTCGCGATGCAACTCAAGGAAGTTAAGACCGATATTCAGATTGAGCTTCGCAGCCTCAATCAATTCCGATGGGAAAGCGGCGGCAAGACCACCGGCCGCAGCGATGTATTTGGCTACATCATCGCCGCCGCCAGCGCGAGCGCGGCACTGACGGTCATCGTGTCCTTTTTCCTGCGGGCGCATTGAAATGAATTTGACGATTAATGCGATTTGCAGGTGGGTACGGCGGAACGATGGAATCGTGCAGGCGTTACTCATGGACCAGCCGAACTTTGTCGATCCGAAGTCGCAGCAACAGCCTGTGCTTGTGAACGTCATGCGAGAGAACGCGGACTTTGAAGTCGGGCAGCCCTACGAAGTTACAATCCGATCTGCCCGAGTAGAAGCAAAGGCCAGCACATGAAACTGTTCGGATACCACCACCATCACTGCGATAGCCCTTGGGCCGAGGCTCCGCCTTGGGCAATCGAAGTCCGAGAAATGTTGAGCCTCATCATCCAGAAGGAAGACACCATCATGTCCGCTATCGAAGACGCACTTACCCAAGCCGAAGCCGCCGCAAAGTCCAACAGCGATGCGGAGGATTCGGTCGAGGCGCTGCTCACGACCCTGAGCAAGCAGATTGCCGACCTCAAGGCTGCCGGCACCGACCCGGCGACCGTCGCGCGTATCGCTGCGCTTTCGACCGGCTTGGCCTCACGCGCTAGCCAGTTGAGCGCCGCCGTCGTCGCGAATACGGCTGCCGCGTAACTATTACCGGGTCAGGCTTCGGTCTGGCCCGGAAACCTCTCAGGAGCGCGCCATGTCCATCGGATTGCTGCTCGTCATCGTTCTTATCATCGTTCTGCTTGGCGGCTTCTCCGGCCTCGGCGGTGGCCCGTTCTACGGCACCGGATATTACGGCGGCGGCGGGCTTGGCCTAATCGTTGTTGTTCTGCTGATCCTCTTGTTGCTCGGCCGAATATAGCCTGCCTGTGCGTTGGGCGGCGTAGTCCCGCCGGTCACCCTTGCCCATCTGAAACAGGATGGGGCTCTCCGGATGAAACCGTTCCTCGTTGCCCTCGCGGGCGCGGCAATCGTGCTTGCGCTCACCACCTCAACGAACGCGCGCATCAGCCAGCAGGTGACTTATGACCCTCACGGATTCGGAACTGCGGAAAGCGGAGCGAGACAGATTGCTCCTACGCGCTCGTCACGCGCGCGTAGGGACGTTCGGATGGGGCGTGGTGTTCATCGTGGCAGTGTTGCTGGCAGCGGCACTGTGGTTGGGGGTAGGCCACAGGGATGCCCACATGCGTATTGCGGATGCGGCGCATCGCTCTACGTTTTCAATGAGAATCGCCGAGACCTTTGGCCAGCTCGAGCCTGGTATCGCTTCCCCCGCACCCACGCCGCGATCGGGACCGTAGCCGTCCGACCGCACCATGTCGCGGTCATTATCGGCGGCGAACCCGGCGCGTGGCTGGTGCACGACAGCAACTCCGGCGGCGGACTGACCCGCCAGCATGTACGCGATCTGCGCGGCTATACGTTTGTCGATCCAAGGGCGGGACCGCGATACGCTGCCGCGCGGTAGGGAACGGATTGGCTGCATACGCCGCTAGCCGCCGCAACCCTACCCGTGATAGGGAACGGATACCTTATTCATCAATAACTTGGGTCTTATGATCCGTGACGGCTCAAGGTGAATAAGTCACTGATCGCGCTGGCATTCTTTCCCTATCATTCCCCATCACGTTCCCTATTTCGTTCCGGGCTTGTTTCGCGACGTGGCGCGGATCGTAGCGAGCTTCGCGGTCTGCTCGTCGGCGGTGCGCGTGTAGATGCGCGTCGTCTCCGGTTTCGAGTGACCGAGGCCGTGCCTGATCGTCTCAATATCGGCACCGGCGTTCTCGCCTTCGGTCGCTGCGCCGGCTCGGCTGTCGCGGTTCTGCACGTTAAGCGGCACACCGACGGCCGTGGCGATCTCGCGCCAGTGCTGCTGGAAATACTTGTGCCGCCAGGGCAGGCCGGTATGCTCGGCCTTGACCATCGCGTCGACGCGCTGCTCGATCGGGATCAGCGCAAGCTCCTCCATGATCATCGGATAGAGCGACAGGTTCCAGCGCTTCTCGAGACCGGATTCGGCAGAGACCGTCGCCTTGCGGCCGCGCAGCGATTTGCTCAGACGGTGCGTCAGGATCATATCTGGCGACACGTTCTTCCAATGGAAGCCGTGCATCGCCTTATCGCCGCCCTCGGTGATGTCGGATAGGCCGGGCTCGCTCTGCGGTATCCACTCCCCGATTGCATCCTTCTGTCGGCAGCCCAGTTCGAATTCGAGCGCCTGGGCGAGCGCGATCGACGGGCGACCACGGCGGTGCGCCTCTGCACGGATTGCGATTGCCTGCTCGGCGGTAACGAGCGTCTTTCGCTTCTTCGGGTTCTCGAACTCCATTCCATCGAGGACGGCCTTCAGGCGGGCACAGTCCGGAAGTTCGAGCAGCACGCCATAGGCGAAGATCAACCTAATCTGCGTCATCAGCCCATGAGCGCGCGCGACGCGCTCAGGCTTGCCAGCGGCGGCTGGCTCACGGAAGCCGGCGTACCATCGCTTGAAGTCGCGGAAGGTGAGGAGGGAAGGGCGCGCGCCACCGATCTGCGCGATCAGCGTACGGTTCTTGCTATCGTAGCTTTTGGCGGTGTGAAAGCGGAGTTCCTTGTACGGGCTGTCGGGATCGGTCTCGTAGATGCGGATCAGCGACGTAACCGTGTCATCGAACATCGCCGCCGGATCGCCGCTCACTGCCGCACCACCGCGAAGCCACGTCAGCATCTCGTCTTGCAGATCCTCGCAGGTAATAGAAATGGCCTGCCACTCGTCGGCGCTCGGCTCACCGCCGGCTGTGCCATCGCTCGGCGGCCATAGCTGCCGCGACTTGATCTGGAAGTTTCGCTTCGCTGCGTCGTCCCGGGCAACCCAGTATGCAGTCCAGCCGTCTTTACGTGGCCGCCACTTTAGTCCGGGGACGGCGACGTTCATTGGAGTTTGCGGGCGCGGCGGGGGCATGGAAGTTCTCCTGCCATTGTGCCACCGGCGGTGCCGGTGGCGTTGGCTTTGATAGCAGCACGCGGTTGTAGCGCAAAAGGTACTGATGAACGGCAGGCCAAAACCAGCGATCGGTCAACGGGTCAGGCTGTGGAAAGGGGGCGCGGCCAGGGGCGGCTTTGCTGAGTTCGCGCACGAGACGGCGGCCGACCTTCTCCGGAAGGTTCATCGCCGCGTACAGTTCCATCGTCGATAGGTACACCGCCGCGTCGGCCGGCAAGGTGACAATGGTGTGCGCGAGATCGGTCATGGTTTATCACACGACTGGATTGCGCTCGTCGTAGAGCGTTTTTGCATTTCCGATTCCGGGGCCTGGCGCTGGTGCCCAAACGTACCAAGCGTGATCCTCGGTCCCCGAGCTATCGCCGGGGAACCACTGAATGCGGTCGAGCAGGGCGATCTTGGCGACATAGCGGGGGTTGTCTCGGAACAGATCCACGCGGGTCTTTCCAAAATCGAACTTGGCCGTGAGCAGAAGCGCGACGTGGCCATTGCAGCGTTCGAGTGCCAGCCGGGCAAACTTCACTGCATCCCGGTTTCCCTTGCCATAGGGCGGGTTCGTGTAGATAGCGTTGTAAGCTTGCGCCGTCACGCGAGGATTCAGGAAGTCGATGATGTGATCGTGTTCGCGATCATAAGTCTCAATGTCGCTGGTGACGACCTTCGCGCCGGTCTCGCGGATCACGTCCGCCATGAGATGATTGCCGGCCGCAGGTTCCCATACGACCCAGCCGGGACCGACCGGGAAGTGACGCAGCAGCGCCTCCGTCGCCCAAGGCTCGGTCTGGTACAAATCGTTTTCCTTGCGGGCGTAATTCGATGCAACCACCGTCACTTCTTTTCTCCGTCCAAGGATTGCCCATCACTCAGTTCGGCCTTTAGGATTGCGGCCTTAAGCTCGCGCTTGGCTGCGGCAATTTCCTCCGGCGTACTTTCGGCCAAGATTTCCTCGTCGCTCATCGACATGAGATCGTCGATCAGCCAGTCGGCGAACTTGGCGAACATTTCGGCTTCTGTGGGTTTTGTCATCGCTTATCTCTGTCCAAAATAAGCGAGGACTGCCGCGGAAATCAGAACTGTTGCCGGGATACAGACGAACAGCCATTGGCTAAAGCTTCCCGTCCACCATTCAAATCCAGCCATAGCGCGTCCTATCTCTGCTCATCAGTTCAATTTTCGCCGAAGGATTCCGGCATAGGTCGCCCAACGCGCCCTGATAATTTTTGCTCCAAGTGTTTCCGTTCGCTGGCCTCGGACTCGCAAAGCGGACAGGTCATGGTAAGCGAAGCGCCATGTATGCAGTCGTCAGGCGCGACGGGGCGTGTTTCTGGCTCTGCTCGCTGCATGCGTTTTGTCCAAGCCGCCTCGATGGCGTTGGCGAACCAGCCAATCATCCACCCTTCATCAATATCCATGCCGAGCTTGGTGGCCGTTTGACAGAATGCAGAAGCCCACATTCCGGCGTCATCGCCACATGCCAGAATTATTTGGTGACTTTTCATCGCGCTAAAATCGGGCGTAACTTTTTGCTGTTCTGGCATTCGATTTCTCCCATTGATCAGTTATTAGCGTGACGGCATACCAGCGCGCCAAACACGTTCTTGGATAAACTCGGTCGGGTCGCCAGCAAGATTGCGGGCCTCGTACAGCGAGCAGCCATCGGTGTCGCTGACAGTGCGCTCGTTGCAATCGCTGTCGCGCTCTTCTCCTACATAGGGTCTCATGGCGGCAAAGGGCGGAAGGCGGAACGTGCAAAGGCCGTAGCCGTCGCCCGGATCGCGCGGCCTGAAATGCTGACATGAACCGCATTCGTTCGGTTCGGCATGTTGGTATTGATTGAGTTTCATCGTTTCGTCTCACGTTGACTAGGTATCAGCGAACTGGGCGCGCCAGTCCTTCACGTAGTTCTTAATTGCTTGAACCTGGTCGGCATCGAAGCGCTCCAAGTCTTGATCGACGCCGTGAAATCGCACGATGAACTCTCCATCCTTCAATCCGTTGAGTAGCCAGATTGAAAAGGGGCGTTTGAATTTTGCGCCACTCTCGGCGCGAATTGTAACCATGAATTCGTCGCAGATGCAGACGCCTTGTTTCGTGTCAGTCATAGTCACTTGTCTTTCGATTGAACGAATTTGGTCATCGCCTTGACCTGCGCCGGCGAAAGCAGGATCCGGTCTTTAACTCGCTCGCCCTCCAACTGGTTGATACCGACATATCCATCGGTATCGTCGAAGCTGACAGACCAGTTGTAATTGCGGGCGGTACCCTTGATGCGCTGGCTATAGCGAGTGATACCTTTTGGCATTTCAATCTCCGTCAAATGTGATGTTTGTTGATTCAGATTTTGGCTTTACGGTCAATTCCAGCCCAAGCGCATCGCACCAATCACAAAGTGCGCGGAACCTGGGATTTTCACGGCCGCTCTCCCACCGCGTTATCTGAGTTTCTACATACCCAGCTATTTCGCCAACATCGATTTGCCGCAGGTGCATCTCCTGCCGGCGCTGTCGAAGTGTTAAAAAGATGGAGTGCATGCGGTAATCCATAGAAAGTCAGTTGGCAGCGACGTATTGAATGCAGCGGTGAGTATTGCTGCGGATGAAGCTTTCTGGTGCAGCCCAGTTGCTATCCCGCATTTCGACATACAGGCGCTCGCACTCCTGTTCCGTTGCGATGTTCGGAATCGCGAAACCGCTGTGCCCGTACATGACCAACAAGAGCCAAGCTGTTTTCATCCTTCAATCTCCTTGAGACACCGCATCAAACGACATTGTCTTGACAATGTCTGGGCAAGATAGCGGAGCCGCAGAACCGGCGAGTTCGACGCGCTCGCCAGAAGGGGCGGCAACGATGCGCCTCGCTGCTCCACGCTTGCTTGCCATCTTCATGGCTTCTGCGGCTCCGCTATGCTTATCCAATTTTTGTTGCCGCTGTTTGCCGGGCATTTCCTCCCGGCTGGCTCGGCCACGCGGGCCTCCGCGACTCTCCGTCCTCGCCATTCCCGCGCCTACCGGGGTCAAGGCTGTCACCTGCGCCTGCTCCGTGGACGGCCACAGTTCGGTGCAACAGGGATGCTTTGCTTTTCTCTGCGGGCTGCATCATGGCGGGTGTGCCTATTTCGAGAGCCGAAACATTTGCTTTAGAAGCGTCGTGGCGCTGAACGTGTCGGCAAAGCGTCTGACCGGCTTTTTCAAACCTGCATCGGGATACATTTGCAGCATCGGCTCTTTCGCGACGTTGGGGCGCAACCCGGCGCGCGCCCGCTGTTGGATATAGCCGTTAAGTTGTCCAACCTCTGAAATTGGTATTACGACGTAACCATTGTCGTGAAGCCAATTGAGGATGTTGTCGGCGACCTGCTCGCACGTTTGAAAGCGAGGGGGCGCGCGGGCATTGTCCGCCCAGTTTATCAGAACATCTTTGGCGCTTTTTAGCATCGTGTCCGTCCATTGATACTGCGTCTCATCAAAATCCGTAGGCAGGGTCAGGATCGCGCGGCAGATCGCCAACTTGCAGATGAGATACCTGCATCGATTTGCCTTCGCGCGTTACGCGGTACATCGGACGATCCTTTGCTACGCGATAAAGTTCAATTTCCTGCACGTCATCAATCTCGATGTAACCCTCCTTTTCCATACGCTCTAATTCGGCTTCAGCTTGGCGTCTGGCATCTTCGGGGCTGTCAGCTTTGATTGAAAACGATACCGCGCCGCGCACGGTAAATTCTGCGGTGTATTCTCTCGGTTTGTCGTTGCGCGAAAACAAAGCCGGGTCGGGAGCCTGTGTCGTTTCAGTCATTTTCATTCTCCTATTTTTCGTATGAGCCTTGATCTGTTGGCTTGGCGGCAACAATTTTGCGCCACACTGTGAAATAGTGCCCGGTAAGAAAGTCGCTAAGGATCGCCCGGCACTCCGTTTCGCTTTTTCCGAGATCGCTCCACGTCTTCATCGCCTTATCGAGCGCGTACACAATCTCGTTGTAGTCATCTTGAGTAAAGGGTCGTTCTTCAAGCGCGGCCATGATGATTCAACTCACGTGACTATGCGGAAGGCTTCGACAAAACCGGGAGTATTCCAGCTTGTCGATTGATCGTGCTTGCGCGGCGGCGGTAACAGCCGCTTGCCTGCCGCTGTAATGATCCAATCGGATTTGACCTTGCGGGCTAGTCCCTTCGCCACAAGACTGTTGATGCACCGCAGATTGGTGAAGCCGTAACGCGGCCCGCGCGCCAACAGGCCAAGTAACTCGCGCTGCACTGGTGTCAATTTAATCGGTTTCTTCGCCATCTTCGATCCAATCTGGCGCTATAAGGCGACACGGCGGATGGTGAAATTTCGCCCGCCCAACGTGCGCTCCAATTTAAATTCCCTGCCGTCACCGTCCCGCATGAACGCGCGGAGTTTCTTTTCCTTGTCGGTTTTAATGTCGCAAAGAACCTCCGCCTTGTAAGGCATCATTTCGTCAGCCATCACGCCGAACCATGAGCGGCAGGCATCACGCGAGTGCGGGCTATCAAGGCTCATAGCTTGCCAGTAGCTTTTCGGCTGTTTCGCCATCGCGGGCTCCCTATAATTCGCCATCACGTTATCTGCGGCCCGAGAAAAACGTGTCGGTTGGCTTGTCGTGATGATGACGGCCCTTCAAGGGCCGCACGAATAGATCGCGCTTCACGCACTCGGGGCAAAGAATGTAAGTTGTGCTGCCGCGTTCGCCGCCGGGAGCTACGTTGATTGTCGTCCAGCGGTTTGCGTCGTGAAGCCCCGTTTTCGGGTTAGGGCTTTCCTTGCCGCAGTCGCCGTCACACCGAATGATTTCAGCCACGGTTTTCTCCCTCTGATGTGCGCTCTTGCGACTGGGCGAGGGCGGCTTCGGCAACCTTCATGTCTTTCTCGAAACCTGACTTCCAACTGTCGTTCGGCATGACGCCTTGCTTGCGGATGACGAACAGGGCGAGGTTTGCTGCGCGAACTGCGGAGTTCAGTCCATCCACCAATGCAGCCTGTGAGGCGCGGAGGGAGGTGAGTTCGGGGAGTGCGAGAACGGCGCGCGCCTCTGTCAGCCACAGATCATGCTGATGCTCTACTTCCGCATCCTGCTCGGCAGCAGTCAGCATGTCCCATCCCGCATCGCGCTTATGCAGGCGGCAATACGCGCGACAGATCGCTTTAGCGACTTTCGCTTCTAGTGCTTCCGTCTGTCCCTGTTTGCTCATCTGAGTGGTCCTTTAGGCGGCAGCCATTCCGGCCTTGTGCCGGGCGGAAATATTGCAGTTACGAACCTCTTTGAAGCCTTCGCGCCTTTTCAGTTCCGCGACGGTGATGTCGTGGTAATCGCTTTGATAGACACAGCCGTCGGCGACGTAGAGATAATTGCCGTAGATCGGATAATCGTTTTCGAGAACCCGTTCGTCGAATTCGTTCTTGTCCATATTTCGGCTCCTAAATCTTCGTGTGAGAGGGGGTCACTCAACAGCCGCGAACAGCTCTTTGAAAATTTTGTTTCGTTCCCGTTCGAGACGGAGAAGGCAGTCAGAACGATCCAAAAGCAGTTTGTGCAGGCGCGCCACTTCCTCGCGCTCTTTCTCAATGCGCTCGCTGTACCAATCGAATTGCTTTTGCAGGTCGCTCACTGCGCTCTCCTCAAGATTTCGACTTTTGAAAATGCGATCTCTTGGTCGGCGTAGATGTTCCCGGTCTTGCCGAAGAACGTCCATGTCCCTTCATAGAGACCTCCGTTTGGTCCTAGATACGACCGCATGTGGCTATCCAGCGCCGCACTGTCGCCGTGAAAGTCGATGATTGGTGGCAGTAGCGGACACTTCCATTTCCAGATGCGGTAGGTGTCGCCGGAAATTGGCATCAACGTCTGCGCACGCACGATTGCCGGGGCGGCAACCAGCGCTGCAAGGCCGGAGATAAGTCCGCGTCGAGTAAGCATCTGCTCTAAATCCTTGTTTCGTCAGTCGATAGAGATGCAATCAGCGTGAGCCGTACTCGCGGACGTACTTCTTCGCCTCGTCCTTCGTCATGGTCCCGCCTTCCCAGTCATTCCAAATTTCGCCGTCGAGCTGGTCGATCAACTCGCAAAGGATTTCACGGCGGCCGGCGTCAGGGTGGTCAGTCATTGCTGACATCGACACCCCGTCCGCAAAAAACCGCTTCATGATTTCTTGGGACTTCTCAGACAGGCCGTCCCATCCTTTAACGGTGCCCCATTTCAACGTGAGGCTTTCGGCCTGTTTCGCTTCAGCCAAAGTCATGTGATCCTCCCTTAGTTCATGCAGGCCGCGACGAAGTGCGCCGCGACTTGAGGAACGATGGCGTTTCCGTAGGCGCGCAACTTAGATGCGCGGCGCTGTATCCCATGACCCAGCGGGAATGATCCGGGTCCAACTGGCCTTGCTTTTCCGTCGGTGCACCAGATCCATTCGCCGTCGTGCCAGAAACCGTTAAGGACGCCTGAGCGGTCAGTGTGTCCGCCACACCACGAGACCAGCGCATCCCGCTGCTCTCGCTGTCTTCCGCCCGCGGCGTCGCCCAGGTCGCCAACATCGCCTGGTCCTGAAGATTCAGAGTGTGACCCCCGGCTACTCTCTCCAAGCCGTTCTGTCCGCCACGATCGCCGTTTTGTGCCGCGGGTGACCTCCATCCCGCCAGAGCAACTGTCTTCCGGCTGCTGTCGTTGTTCCCAGCCTCGCTGTTTCCGTTCTGAGCTGGTGTCCCGGCCATCGGAGCCGGCCATGCTGCCAGTTCTGCCATGTTCGGCAGATCGTGTGGCTTGTAGTGATGATCGGCCATCGTGTTGCCGCGTAAGCGGTCGTCGTGATGTGTCGGAGTCGGCCACGAACCAAAGTCGGTTTCGGATGTGCGGCGCCCCGACGCTGCACGCTGGTAGTACGGCCGCCCCGCAGGCGTAGCCCGCGCCTTCCAGGTCAGAGAAAACAGCGTCGAGCCAGCCCCATCCAACCGCCGCCTCAACCTGCTCTCCAAAGACGACTGGAGGGCGGCACTCGGAGATGAGAGAAAACCACGCAGGCCAAAGGTGACGTTCGTCTGAGAACGCCTTGCCCGCGCCGGCAGCGCTGAAGGGCTGGCAGGGGCAAGAGCCTGTCCAAACAGGTCGGTCGTCGGGCCATCCGGCGAGACGGAGAGCGATCGACCATCCTCCGATGCCTGCAAAGAAGTGGCATTGGGTGTGGCCGCGCAGTTCGTCTGCCTTGACGTCGGCAATGCTTCGCTCGTCAACGTCGCCGTTGGCGATGTGTCCGCCGGCGATAAGGTTTCGGAGCCATTGCGCTGCATAGGGGTCTATCTCGTTATAGTAGGCGGTCATTTCTCACCTAAATCGTTGTTCTGATTGCACACTCATGCTGCCTCTTCGTGAATGATGTGCGCGAGTGATGATACGCGCGACCAATACGCGCGGATGAAAAGACGAAGCGCGATATTGTCGATGTGACCTTCGGTGTAGCCGAGTTGGCGCTCCATCAATCTCGCCAATTCTTTTCCTGCCTGTTCACTTGTCTTTTTCTCTGCTGGAAATTCACACATTTCAATTCCCCCTAGGCTGCCTCTACCATCACGCTCTCAAGCGCGCGTGCGATTGCTTGCTCAGTGCCGCGCGAATAGCGGCTCGTCGTCGATGACTGCGAATGCCCCGCAAGCTTGCGCGCGTCTTCGAGCGGCACGCCCTTCGCCAGAACGGTCGTGATGCGGCCGGCGCGGCTGTCCATGTTCCAGACGCTCTTGGGTACGCCTGCCTTTTCGGCATACAACCGCCAGCGTCGAGCATAATTCCAAGAGCGAAACGGAAGCCCAGTGTCATGATCAAACACCAGCGGCCCGCTAGACGGAGCGAAGCCCCATTCTTCCATGACCATCGGACAGGACTTGAGCGGGAACGACAAAACCTTGCCGCGCTTGCTCGTCTCGTGCGTAAGGATCAGATCTTCATCGACTTCCTCGCGGGTGACGCCGCCAACCCACTTGAGCCACAGCGTTCCGATCTTCGACGGGCGCGGATCGGAGCCTTGCGGCAACCATTCTCCGATCACGTCTTTCTGCCGGAGAGCGCAATCGAATTGGAGCGCCTGGGCAAGAGCGATGGCATAGTCGCCTGCATTGACCGCAGCATCGCGGATGGCCTTAGCTTGCTCGGCGCTCATCCAGTTCTCGCGCGGCTTGGCGTTCTGGAATTTAACTGCGCTCAGGGACTCGCGGATGCGCTTGCAGTCCTTGTTTTCAAGAATGCCAGCGCCAAAACCAATGACGACCCGCAGCATGGTCACGAGGCCGTGGCCCATCGAGAGCTTGCCGTCTGCCGCCCATATCGCGTGCGCGGCTTTAATGTCGCGGATGGTGAGGGTCTTCAGATCCCGGTCGCCAATATCAGCATTCAGTCGGCGGATGTTCCCGCGATAGCTCTGACGGGTGACGTAACGGTTCTTGTGGAAGTCGGACAGGGGGTCGGTCAGGTAGATTTCACTCAGTTCGCAGAACTTCACTTCGTAGGCTCCGTGCTTTCGGCACAGCCGGTGTCCCCGGTTGCCAGCCGCGCACGCGGTTGATGCCGATGCCCGTCGGCTGATCTGGAAAAGTATGGTGATGGAGGCGCTCACGCCTCTGCCTTGCTTGCGTCCGCCTCGGCAGCCGTGACCTTGTGGCGACGATCAAGCGCGGCCTTCAAAGACGCCTGATCGTCGCGCGACAAGGTCCGCCATTTTTCCTGTAGCTTGACGGTGCCGTCATTCGCGGCGTTGCCAAGTTCGGCGTCGAGACGCGCCAGCCTTTCGCTTTCGGTCTCGTCTGCAATAGGGGCCGCCCCGTGTTTCGCGTCACCCTGGTTTGCGGTGGATGATGCCGGGGCGGCCTTCGCCGGGGAGTTCGGCGAACTATCACCGCGCGCCCATGCCGCAAGGCGGGCGCCGGTGTCGATACTGATCTTCTCGCCATCCTTGATGACGTTGGCGATCTCGGGAAGCGTGTATTTGGTGACATGGAGCTTGTGCTCCTGGTCGATCCAGCCGTGCACGAACATCTCGAACAGGATGTCGTCAGCCTGTTTTGGCTCCAGCACGGTCGACCGCGCCCAATCGCTGCCTTTCTTCTCCATGGGGTATTTCGCGCGCATGCAGACGATCACGAGCGGAATCGGCGTCTGCATCAGGCGCAGCATGAAATTCCGCTGATGGCTGATCTTCGGTTGCTGCCAGACGAGCACGCCTTTTTTGCCCGCCGCGTCGTTTGCTGCGGCCATCGCAAGCACGCCGCCGGCGCCTTCCCATTCGTGGCTTGCGCTGTCGATGATCAGGGCGTCGAGCTTCTCATTCTCGGCGTCCGTGATCGCCTTGCCATATTCCTCGGGCGAGAAGTTGCCGCGGATCGGCCGCACGAGATAATCGCCGACTGGTTCGCGGCCGACGTTAGCCTCGCCGCGCCCGCCTTCGGTTTCGATCATGCCGATTTTGCCGTTCGGGCCGACAAAGCCACGCGCGAGCAACAGCGCGGACCACGTTTTCCCCGCGCCGGATTCGGCATAGAGGCCGATGAGGGGCTTAGCTTCGGAGCGGGCGGCGGGACGGAAAGCGCTATTCAAGTCAGCCTCCAGACAGATCGGTGAGCATTTCGTTTCGTTGCGGCACGCGCGCCTCGCTGGCTTCCTTGATCTCGCGATCGAGCCACTGCGCTTCCTTGAAGCCGGGATATTCGGGCGTAACGCCCGCGCGCGGATAGCCGGGCCACTTGTCGCGCGCCATGCAGACTTTCCACGCGGTGATTGCGTATTCGAGTTTCTTCCGGCCCATGCCGAGCCAGTCTTCGTTCATCACCATCACGTTGAGGGCGAACGGCTCGTAGTTTTCGAGCGCGACAAAGCGGAACTTGCGGCGGCTAGCATTCTTCGGATCGAGCGCGTTTAATCCACGCTCCATCATCGCCGCTTGGACATCCCAGCCCGCATTTGCGGCCAGCATGCCGAGCGCATAAGGCGAGGCCGACATCGCCGTAGTCTTCAAATCATCGCCGCCGAGCAGGCTGTCCGGAAGCCAGTCGATCATCTGGCGAAACCAGAAACCGTCCTCCTGCCACGCGAGAACGACTTCGCCTTTGCCAGCGGTGAAAACGTCGCCCTCGGCGTGATCCTTCAACTGCGCTCTGAATCCCCGCTCCATGGCATAGGCTTTGGCCATGTGTTTCGAGAGGATAGGAACGTGGCCCTTGGCCAGCGCCGCATCCTTGAATTCCTGCGGAGCCTTGCCGCGCCAGCTATCGAAGTCGGCGACAGCTATCTCCTTGCCGCGTTCGATGATCAACTTGTGCGCGGCGTTGCCGATGGCCTGCGCCACGACGTATTTCTCGGTTTCTTCTTCCTCGGCGGCGACTGGGGGCGCGAGGCGAGGGTGCTCAGTGCGCGCGTGCATCGGCGATTGCGCGATCAGCACCTTGCCGATGGACTGCGTGAACGATGGCTCGGGGCATGGATCGGCGAAGTAATCCGCCGCCGAAATGTCCGTGTAGATCCCCGGTTTGGTGATCAAGCTCATGACACGCGCCCCGGCGCGAGGACCATGAACCACACCAGTACCATCGCGCAGAACAGGGCGATGGCGACGATCTCGGCAGCGGTCGAAAGCAAACCAGCTTCGATGAGTTCTTCGCGCGCGTTAAAATCGTCGTTCATGACGTGCGCTCCATGCCGACGAGAAACCACACGCCGCCGATCAGGATGTACGTGCACAGATAGCGGCCGGCGTGCGTGGTCGAGCCAGCAAAGTCCTGAACCTTCTGCATGACCGACATCACGCGGCGCTCTGCTGTGCGCGGTTCAGCGTAGAATGTTCGGAGGGAAACGGGCGGGGCGAGATTTCGGAAAGCTCAGCGGCGACGGCATCCGTCACGTGGCCCTTAAACGTGCCGTTTTCAAGCTGCTCGTGGATCGCGTTGTAGAGCCACGATCCTTGCTCCACGGTCACCGCGTTTTGCGTGAACCCGCACCCATTGGCCCGCTTACGAAAGCCGTCGAGCCAGATCGCCTTGATGAAAAACTCGCCGTCGGCCTGATATCCGACCTCGGCAGAGCCATTGACCAGCCCGGCTTCGAAGCCGCCGGAGACGATCAGGGGGAGTTCTTCGAAGTCGAAGGTGAGGGTGGCCATGGGCGCTCCATCGGTTTGATGGAGGCAATGTGCGCATTATGCACGTTACCTGTCAACAGGAATGTGCATAATGCGCACGCAAGCTGTGGAGGGGCTATTTGGAGCGGTCGGCGGCTTCGGTTATGCGGCGCGCGTAGTGGCCGGCGGTGGCACCGGTGGAGCGGCCAAGGCGCAGGGCATGGGCGCCTGCGGTGACGACCATGGCGTCAGCCGTCCCTAGGATGCGAGCGCGACGCCGCCAGATCAGAATGGCGGCGACGAGTACGGCCGCCCCGATGACCGCCAGCGCCGCAACGCCGGCAATTGTGGCGATATGGGCCTGCTGATCTAGATAGCGCTGGTACATGTCGGCTTGGGTCATGACCGCTCGTCCAGAATCGCCCTCAAGTGAGGCACGGCGCGCTTTTTCTGACGATCATCCAGCCGCTCGATGATCGCATGTGGGCTCTCCTCGTCCTCGGGGCGCTGATACAGAAGCTGAAAGACGGTGCAGCCATAAAGTTCCGCGGCGTTTTCAAGCAGTTCCTGGCTATATTTTTCGTCCGCACGCTCGACCTTCGAAAGCATGGTGTGGTCGGCATAGCCGAGTTCCTCGGCCGCTTGCGCCTGGGTCAGTTTGGCGTGCAGGCGCCATTCCCTCAAATACGTTCGTTTCCAGCGCTTTTTGCCCATGTGCACATTATGCACTCGGGTTTTAACCGCTGATACGGAACGATATGCACAATCGGGGTTGACGGGACCGTGCATTATATGCACATTTCCCGGCCATGAAGCTCGACGCCTACATGACCGCGAACGACCTCGACGACGAGGCGATGGCGCAAAAGGTCCGTGATACGGGCTGCGCCTGTGATCGCTCGACCATCAACCGGCTGCGCAACGGCAAGCAGTGGATGTCGAAAGACCTCGCCGTGGCGCTGCCGAAAGCCAGCGGCGGTGACGTTACAGCCAACGATTTTGTGCCCGAAGATCTCAGCCAGTCCGAGGCTGTCGCATGCAATCAGTGATGCAGGCCCGGCAAACGGCAGATGATCGGCGCGGTGACCAGCGCATGGTTTCCGAGATAGGCCAGCGCCATCTGCACCGGCAGCGCCATGTCCGTATTCTCGATGCAAATCCGACGTTTGATGATGTGAACTCGCGCCGGGGTGCCGGCATCGTACACGGTCTGCTCGGCGTACCAGACCCAGCGAGCAAGAGAGCCAATTGGTTCTATCGCTACGATGCCCTTCAAAACCTCGTCCACAACCGGGAACGGTTCGATAATCGGTATTCTTACGGGTTCGGACATTACGCTCCCCCTGTGGCCGCATGCGTATTGTGCACGCGAGGGTTGATTTCTCATACGTCCGGTATCGGACATATCCACAGAAAAAGCGGTCAGAAAGATACACTATCGCCTCTGACGCTTGACGTGACGTACCGTTTACTATCCGCGCGCCATTACGCCGAATCCCGCCGCGCTTCAGGTCAAAATTGCTCACTTCGTGAATTCTCATTTCACGCGATCCACGGCACGCAGGACGCCAACAGCGCCGCGCCGATCCAGATCACAAACGCCACGTCGCCGAAGATTTCCATTTTGTGCTCCCGTTCGATGTCCGCAGCACGCGGCATTTTTTTTGGGAGCACTCCCAAATTCGTTGGGAGGTCTTGCTGATGGACGCTGTAGCAGCGCTTCACGAACTGTCTGAGCCGTGGCCGAGCGGATCGAAAGTCAAATCGGCAATCGATCGAGCGGCACGGCGTGTTGGTCTGAGTTACTGGCGTGCGTTCGATATTTGGTACGGCAAGGCCCGCAAAATCGATCAGGCTGAATGCGAACTGATCGCTGCGGCACTTTCAGAGAAACGCAAAGAGGCCGCACGCAATGAACTCCACGAATTACGGACAAGGCTCGTCAAGCTCGAAGCGATATTGGCTCGAGCAGACGCGGACTTTTATCGCCCGCGCGTTACTGCGGTCCAGCCTCAGCTACGGACGGCTGGCTGAGCGGCTCGCCGTCGGCATCGCGCCTTGGATCGCCAACGGGGAGGGAAAGCCATGACCGACACCCCAGCCATAGGCGACAACGCGCACAAGTTCGCGAAAGAGCAGCTCAAAGCCTTCGTCGAGCGCGTCGAACGGCTTGAAGAGGAAAAGAAGACGATCTCGGACGATATCCGCGACGTGTACGCGGAGGTGAAATCCGTCGGCTACGACACCAAGGCACTGCGCACCATCATCCGCCTGCGCAAGCAGGACGTCGACCAGCGCAAAGAGCAGGAAACCATCCTCGAAACTTACATGCACGCGCTTGGGATGATCTGATGAATTGGAGCGAGCAACAACTCGCTGAAGTTCTGGAGCGCACCGGGAAGCGCGGGGCGACTCCTCGCGCCGACGTGAGCCGACCGCCGTTCAAGCTGCCGGTGAATGAGGCTGGCACTTTTGCGCGCGGTCGCATGCCGGACGACGGCATGAACAAGACCGAAGGCGCGTATGCCCAGCATCTTGAGATGCTCAAGCGCGCCGGGGAAATCCTTTGGTATCGCTACGAGGCGATCAAACTGCGGCTGGCCGATGGCGCGTGGTTTACGGTCGATTTCTTTGTGCTGACGCGCGATTGCGTGCTGGAAGCCCATGAAACAAAGGGCTTTTGGCGCGAGGCGGCGCGGGTCCGCATCAAGGTCGTTGCCGAGATCTATCCGTTCAAGTTCATCGCGTTGAAAAAGACCGCAGACGGCTGGGATCGGGAGGAATTCTCCTGATGCGGCATCGCGTCGACCACGATCAGGTGAAATCGCTCGCTACCCAGCGGCTATCGTGGGCTGAGGTCGGCGCGCGCGCCGGATGCACGCCTTCCTATGCGCGGATGATTGCCGGCGGAAAGATGAAGCTACGCTCGGAAGGCGCTGTAACGCTATCCCGCCAGGAGCCGCAGACGCTTTCCGGCAAGTCCGCGAGCCTGCCGGCTTACGACCATCCCGCGTTGATGGACGGAAAAACAATCTATCCGTCCACCGTGGTCAATATCGGCGAATTCGACGTGCTGAAAAGCGCTTTTAACAGCGCCAAAATCGGCAAGCGGATCACCAAGGGCCGCTGGAAGGATTTCCCGGTCTTTACGCTCACGCTCGAAGAGCGCGCGACGTGCCCTACCGCCTGCAAGCACTGGCGGTCATGTTTCGGCAACCATATGCAGTTTGCCCAGCGCTTTGTGGCCGGCGCCGCGCTGGAGCGGCGTCTCGAAGATGAAGTTGCTGCGCGCGCCATGCAGCATCGTGGCGGATTCGCGGTGCGCCTGCATGTGCTCGGAGATTTCTACTCGGTCGAATACGTCGACCTTTGGCGCCGCCTGATCGACAAACATCCCGAACTGCATGTTTTCGGTTTCAGCGCACGTTGGGATTACCACCACGATATCATCGCCAAAAGCCTGATCGATCTCGCCGGAGAACGGTGGGACCGCTTCGCCATTCGCTTCTCGAATGCGCCCGTCGATGAGTGCTCAACGATCTCGATCGAGCACCCCTACCAGAAACCAGAAGACGCGATCATCTGCCCGCAGCAACTCGGGCAAACATCGTCGTGCTCGACGTGCGCGCTGTGCTGGCAAACGAAGCGACGTATCGCTTTTTTACAACATTGAGGTAGCCCATGAGCCTGATGGAAGCCGCAGTACCACGGTCGCGCTACGTGCCAAAGCCGGAAACCTTTTGGACCGAGGCCAAGGTCGAGCAACTCAGATTGCTCGTCGCTGAAGGAATAAAGGGCGATGCGCTGCGCGAGGCGCTCGGATGCCCAACACCCGACATGCTCTACAGCAAGTTGCAACGGCTCAAGATTTCGATGCCGAAAAAGCCGGCTACACCGCGCGTCTATCAGAAACGGCACCGGCAACCGTTCGCGTTCGGAGCCACACCGAGCGAGCCCGTGGCAGCAGGCATCATGGATCTCCCGGCCGAGCCGAGCGACGCCGCGGTGACGCTACTCGCCCTCGACGTCGACCGCTGCCATTGGCCGATCTCGGGTGCCGGACTCGACACGATGTTCTGCGGCGAGCGCGCGGGCGAATGCGGCCCATACTGCACGCGGCATCGGCGTATGGCCTACCGGGGGCGGCGCAACGCATGACGCAGCCGTGGTTGAAGTTTTATCCAACGGACTGGCGCGCCGACCCGCGGCTGCGCATGTGTTCGCTAGCCGCGCGCGGCTTGTGGATAGACCTCATCACGTACATGCACGAGGCCGAGCCCTACGGCCATCTGACCATCAATTCCGTCGCACCATCCATTGAAGATATTTCATCGCTAGTTGGGCGTCCGCTTGCTGAAGTGCGGCGGGCGATGGGTGAACTTGAGAAGCGGCAGGTGCTTAGCCGAGACGCAGGCGGCACGATCTACTCGCGGCGCATGGTGAGGGATAAAGCAAAGGCTGAGCGCGATAAGAGCAACGGTAAAACCGGGGGTAATCCCAAAATAATGGTGTCGGTTAACGAGGGGGTTAACCCCCCGGTTAACGGGGGGGATAAAGCCCAGATACCAGAAGCCAGAGACCAGAACTCCTCACTTCGTTCGGAGGCGCGCAAGCGCGCTACTCGAATTCCAGATGATTGGAAATTGACCACGGAAGGCTTCGAATTCGCGCACAGCCGTAGTGTCCCGCACGCGCGCATCGCGACAGAGGCCGAGAAATTCAAAACCTATTGGACCGGTGCGTCGAAGAACGCCACGAGCCCGAACTGGCCGGCGAAGTGGCGGACGTGGATTTTGAACATGCTCGAACGTGAAGGAAAGCCGAATGGCACAGGAATTGGCGCTCCTCGAACCCCTGGCCCTGCCGGACCCGCGAAGACCGGCGCAGATGCCATCCTTGCCGGCATGGGCAACATCGCAGCTCGCGTCGCTGCAAGAGGCGCAGCAGCCCGATCAGACGGGTCGCTACCGTTCGGTGATGACGCTTCCCGCATCATCGATGCCGAACCCGGCCCAGCGTGCGGCAATGGAGAAACACATCGCGGATCTGGTGCCGATGCTGTCACAAACGCCAGCGGTGAGCGCGGATTACGAGGCGGCGACGCTGGTGCTGGTCACGAATTTGATGCTGGCGTTACCCGGCCAGCGCACTAGCGAAGCGGGCGCGGAAGCCACGGGTGATGCCTACCTGATGGCACTCGATGACATTCCGACATGGGCTGTGGAATCGGCAATCCGCGGCTGGTATCGCGGCGCGAGCGCAAAAACGGACAAGGAGCCACATGATTTTCGGTGGCGACCAGCGCCGGCAGTGCTTCGCAAGCTTGCGTGGATCGAGGAGTGGAAGATCCGCGGCCGCATGGATGAGATGCGCAAGTTGCTGCAGGCCGAACCACGCATCGAATTCACAGAGGAGGAACGGGCGGCAAATCTCGAACGGCTTTCCAAGATTATGCACGGCATCAACAACGTGCCAATGCCGCAGCGTGAGGCCGCGGAATGACCCCAGAGCCGATTTATCGCGCCATCATGCTGGAGTGCGAGCAGCGCCGCATCGCGCTCAACCTACCGATGGAGAAATTCAGCGAGTTCGCCGGCCTGCCCGAGCGATACTTCGCTAAGGCGCTGTGGGCGGACCAGCCGAGCGGGCGCCAGGCGCAATGGGGCACGCTGCAGATCATCATGGACACGCTCTATCCCGATGGGTTCGACCTCATCATCAAGCCGAGACAAGGGCCCGAGCTCGACGCGCTGCGTTTCAAATACAAGGTGAAATACGGTGGCACGCTGGCCGACGGAAAGACGCGGCGCGAGCATATGTCGATCATCGGCCGGAAGGGCGCTCAAGCAAGGCTTGCCAAGCTCCCGCCGAAGAAGCTGCAAGCGCTGATGCGCAAGGCAGGCCGCGCCAGCGGTCGAACAAGGCGCGCCAAGTTGGCGGCGAACATGCCGCGCCTTGTTCAGATCGAATGTGAGGCAAAATGACAACGATGATTGAGCGTGTGTCTGCCGCGCTGCAAGCCCG